CTGGTTGTAAATTACTTTGTGATACTGGAGTACCTTTTGTAATCTGTCCATATGTATCTCTTGGCAATTCTATGCCTGCAGCATTTCTATATACATATTGTACAAATCCTGAACAATCAAAGCCACTTGGTGATGTACCTCCCCACACATATGGAACCCCTTGAAATTGTTTAGCATAGTTTACTATATCTTGTCCAGTTGCTGCAGCTTTAACTTGCCCTACATTCATAGCTAAAGCCATAAAAACAGCTAGAAAGATACTTAATATGGTTGTCTTTTTTTTCATGTTGCTTCCTCCTATTTGTCTATTTATTTTATATTTTTACCATAATATTTATATTCTTTACAATTAATTCAATTCCTTCTTTGTTTATCCTACATCTTTTTACTTTTTTATACATTCTGATACAACTTTAAAATGAAATTAAATAATTATTTTAAATTTTTATTAATAAATTGCTAATTTTCTTAAAATTTTTATCAAAAAAATAAAAAATAAGGTACTCTCATTATAGAAATACATTTAAAAATTTACATCTTATATATTTCTTACTGATTAACTTTTCTACATCTGGATATAGTAAAAATAGACCAATACATAGCACCAATATATAAATCCATACAAAAAGAACCCCTTTTATTGGGGTTCTTTTTGTAAAATACAGAGGTCTATGAGTAACTTATAGAAAACTATTATATTTATAATTCTACAAATGTTAAAAAATTCCTTTAAATAATAAAAAATAGGTAACTATACATAAAACTACAGTTACCTTTTCCAAAAATCTATAATACTTTCATAAAGTCTATTATCTCCTTTGCGGTTAAATACCTGTCTTGTCCTTTTATATTTCTAATGTTATTCCCTTTTGGAACTTTTCCGCCACCTGCAAGATAAATAAAATCGTATTTAGTTACATCTATATCTCTATTTTCTTTTAATGGACAATTTAGTTTATATGCTAAATATTCAGCGGCTCTTTTATCCACATGATTATTAAAAATAACTAGTTTATTTTTTGCATTTTTCTCTTCTGATGTTATGATATATTTAGTTACATTCCATTTTATATTGTTTTTTGTTAAAATATAACCTATTGTTCTTTCGAACGTGTTATATTCATTTGATCCAGTAATTAAAGTATTTAAATAAGATGTATAATCCTCTTTATCTCCACCTATAGCAAATACATTTGTCACATCTTTATAGTTATAATGTCTATGTGCCTCTATTGTTGAGCAACTTAAAAAGTCTCCTAGGTACTCAGCTGCATTTTTATTCAATCCGTATAAATAGCAAATTATATTTTCCACTTTTTTATTTTCCTCCTTTTGTTGAATAGGTTTAGGACTAGAATTTATAAATATTCCATCATAAAAATTATTCATATCAACATTACCATTTACACCATTTACACGTCCTGTCTCTGTATATTGATGACCGACAACTGCAAACTCCGTTTGCATAGGTGTATTAACTCCATAATGAGCTATCCAGCCTTTGTATTTCTTTACTCTACTGTCTAGGTTGTCCCTTCCAAAATATCCACCAGTATAAATCATACAATCTATACCACTTAAGGCTTTGAATTTGTTTAAAAACTCTATGCATCTATCAGATATTTGCTTTTGGCTTCTCCCTTTATTGTTAGTTTCTATATCTAAAGTAGGTATCACATTAAACTGTTTTCCTTTTATAGCGTTCCAAAAATCTATAGCTTGTTGAGTAGGACTTGTTTTCTCCGACATGAAGTGATAGAACCCAATGTTTAGTCCTTGTGCTTTTGCTCCATTATAGTGTTGGTTTAAGTAAGGATCTACATAATCTACTCCCTCAGTAGCTTTTATAATTACTATATTACAACCACTAGACTTTACAGCACTGAAATTTACTGTACCATTATGCATACTTATGTCTATTCCTTTAGCCATCTTATAACCTCCTTAAAGTTAAAGAAGAACAAGTATTAAACCTGCTCTTTTTTTTCTGTACTTTGTTTAATTAGTTGATTAGTGTATACTGCTGCACCTGTAGCCAATATGCCTTGAATTATTGCATTTGGATTTAACCCCATTAAAGATATAGATCCAATTATCCCAACTACTAATAAAATCCACGGAATAGTCCAATCTTTAATTTTACTAGTTTGTTTCAACATAATACCTAGTACATATAAAGCTGGTATTAATATTAAAGCTTGTTCTATAATATAATCCATTAAGTTGATTTCCATAAACATTCCCCCTAAATAAATTTAGCTACTGCTGCAGCTAATCCAGCAATAACTATATATTTTATTACTTCATATTTTAAATTTTCATAAGTTTTAGAGCCTTTACTTTGTATTTTTTCTATAGAATCAGCTATTTTTTCTATATTTTTTTCAATAGCTTCAATAGCTGTAAATATTCTATCAAATTTTTCTTTTGTTTCTCCTTTACTTATTTCAAGTTCTGTGATTCTTTTTTCAAGATCTTTTCTTTGTTCTTTACTTTCCTCGATTTGATGCCAAATAGATTTTATTTTATCTTCTATGTTATTAATTTGTATACAATCTTTACAATCATTCATGCTGCACCTCCAGTAATTAAAAATAGGCAAAATAAAAAGACCTAATATGGTCCTTACTTTGCCTTTATAAATTATTTATTTGTGTCGCTTTATTTATCTATTGTGTAGTAATTATTCTTTGTAATCTTTATTTGTAATTTCCTTAAATTCTTTTTTTGTAATGCATCCCCATTTTGTGGCTTCTTCTATCTCCTCTAGTGTTAAATATCCAGGATAAAATGTTTTGTAAAATCCAAAAAGTTGTGACATTATATACTACCTCCCTCTAATTTTTGTATCTTTAGATTTAAAGTATTTACTGTACTTGCTAATTCTTTTAACATAAAATCTTTCTTTTGATTTTCTACGCTTAAATTATTTACAGTTTTTATTAACTGTTCTTTTTCTGCATCTGTATTTTGTGAAATATCTTTTTGGTTTTCTTTTATAGTTGTGTTAATTTCATTTAATATATTATTATATTCATCTTTAGATATTTCTATGGTGTTTGGATTTTTATTTTTATCAATATTTCCATCATATTCACAAATACATAAAGTCTCATCTTGATTTAATATAAAGTATCCTTTATTTATATCTAAATTATCATATATATAATTAGTCATCATTCCTTTATATATTTTTAGATTATCAATTATTTTTATATACATTGATTTCCTCCTTATATTTATATAATACTTTTTATTATTCCGATTATATCTACCTTCATTTTTTTCATCTCACCAGTTTCTACATTAAATAAAACAAGATTATAACTGTTATTACTACATTCCATAATAATATAGTTATCTTTTACTATAAACCGTTCTATAGGTTTGATTTCATCAAAAGAAGAACCACAATCTTTTATTAATGTAAAATTTTCATTAAAAATTTGTAAGGTATAAACAGAACCTCCACCACCATTTTTAGAACCGTAAACATAAAACTTATTATCATTTGTTATATGTTTATAATAAAAATCTTCCATAAAAGAAACTTTAGTTCCATACTTGGTAGTAATTAATATTCCTCTAACTATTCTATCTTCACCACCAATTCGTATGTTAGAACCAATATACCATATAATATAATCATTGGTTATATCCTGAGGTATTACCGAATCAGGTTTAACATCTTGTGTCCAATTATGAACTGTAAAATTTGATGGTATACTTACGGTTCGTATAAGAGTATTGTTGTTATTATATAAATATACTGAGGCTATTTTTTCAGAATCTTTTGCCCATATTCCTTCTTCTTCAACATAAGTCAAAACAGACTTTCCATCAGTATGCGACATTAGTTTATCAAATACATTTGTTTTTATTCCTTTTATAAGAGCTCCTGTAACACCAAATATATTTTTACCGTTTAATATATTTTCAGGTATTAAATTTGGATCACCGGCACCAACTTGTGGGCCATCATCATTAGTAAATGTAAATCCAGCTAAAGCTTGATTGGGTTTAAGGTTTCCACCACCTCCTTTACCCTGTAATATAAAATCCACGCCATTATAACAAAGATTGTAAGGAATATTTGCTTTTAAATTTTTTATAATATTTCCAAAACAATCTTTTATATATTTAGCACCTAAATTATTTATATTTATAGTACAATTACTTGTAGAATTATTTTTTATAAACAATGTAAATCTAGATCCTTTTTCTAAACTAGTAATTTTATCACTAACACCTACATAAGCATTAGTTCCAGTAGCTTCTACTATTGGGTAACTATCCTTCGTAATACCAGCCAAATCCAACTTAACTGATTGAAATAAATTATCTATACTTTTATTTATTTCTTTCTGATTACCGCCTTCTAGATGTAAAAAAGTTTTATTTGAATTAATTACTGAATGATCCCAATTTAACCTACTAACTTCAGCCGTAACATTTGCCGCGTTACCTATTGCGGCATTTATTTCATATTGCCAGCTATAAGGTCCTTGTGCCTCTGGTGCATAGTAATCTCCATATTGCCCTGCACTAACATATCCATATAATATCTCACCTTCATCTGGATCTTTTGCAAATAACCCTAACTCGCAGATATAAATAGCTTCCTTTACATCTTTATTAGTTATATTACCTATTATTGTTGCACTTTTCATCTCTGGATTAGCTGTTATAGATGTTATTGGAACATCTAATTTAGGGTCTAATAATGCTAGTAAAGTAACAGGATTTTGTGTTTCAATTTGTCCTGAACCAACTTGCATTTTTGTGAAATGTATTTCTTGGCCAGCTTGTGCTTTAGCGTATAATGCCATTCCTTGATTGGTTATGGACATATTTTTAAATAGAGCCAACTTCTTCAACTCCTTTCATTTCTATTGTACTTTTAGTTATTCCTTGTACGATAAAGTATGGATTTTGTTTAAAGTTTATAAGTTCTTTAGGATTATAACTCATGTTTATAGTTTCACTTTTTGCCATGGATACAATCATACCCGAATATGGTTTAAAACCTACTATAGATTTACCTATATAATTTACTCTAACTCCTTCGGGCTTGGGTACTATGTACCCATGCTGAATTAAATCTTGTCTTATTTGATTTACATAGCCAGTTATATAGGCATTAAAGGACATATCCTGATTATCTTGTAGTTCTAAACCTATATCTTTGAAAATATTATCCCAAATTTCATACATTTGTGGAATTGTTCCATCCCACATATTCATAGCTACTTTTGCTTTTAATACTAATCTATATGTTTCATCATCTAACACTGGGTCATGGCCATTTAATGGTTGAAATGTTAGTACTCTTTCTCTACCAATAATAGTTCCTAATGTATCTAATTGTTTACCTATTGCATAATCTAAATCAAAGTTTATATCTATAGATTTTATAGCTAAATAAGCATGGTCTAAAATAGTTAAACTACTACTTAACCATGCTATAAATTTAGGTTTGTCCCTATGCTGAGATGTTATATTATCTACATATTTTTCTATAGCCATAACATCACCTTCTAAATAATATTTGCAGTTATATAATTAATATTTCCTCTGCAAACCTCATTAAATTTTAATTCTATATCATCTGGCTTTTGTTCTTCTTCTACCCTTGCAGCAGTTATACCAGTTATAGAAAACATGGGGTCCATTAAGTTTGGCATAGCTTGTAATGCTGCTCCCCACAAACTAGAAAGAGACAGGTTTGCGCCTATCTCCATTGAGTTTAAATATGTTTGTAAATTTTTTTTAATAGATTCTGTTGTCTCTGTAGTATATCCGCTTAATGGTTTTATGTTTATTGTTACTTCTATGTCTATATATGTTGGTCTAAAAAATCTAATTGGTGGACCCTCAATACCCTTTATCTTTATGGATACATCTCCATTTGTATAACATCCAATTCCTTTATGAATTCTAATAGCTTCAGCGATTTCTTTATCTTCTCCGCCCTCTGCTACTACTGTAATTGAATGTGGCGGTAATCCTAATTGATCTATTTGATTTGTATCATTTTCATATACTCTAGATCTTTTTACTTTCTTGACCTGTGCTACTGCTCCGCTGGTTCCCTCTAATATAGTTAAACTGGCTTGGGCAGTGCTTTGGCTTTGTCTTTTTCTTAGTTTAGGGTCCTCTTCTACATAGGCACCCAGTTCAGCATTTACTTCATTATAAACGCCATTCCAACCAAAGGTTGGATTATATATCTCTGTTATATCTCCTGGGTTTGCAACTATAGGACCAGGTATTTGACATACAGCCACAACTTCTATTTGTCCACTTTCTGGTATGGTAACTGTATAAGGTAAAATCCATTTTATATTACCTTTATCCGTAACTATTCCATTCTTAATAGTAGTATTTTTTACCCCACTAATAATTACTGGACATTTACTATAATCTTTTGCTTTTCTTTTTATCCCATTTATTTTTACTATGCTATCTAGTCCCGTACCTATTGCTGTATTAGGTGCTCTATTATTATAAACAGATTGAGATATTTGGAAAGCATCATATATTTTCTCTGAAACAGTTGCAATCCATTGATAGTCCTGGCTATCTTCTCCAAGATATATATCTTGGCCAAAGATTAATCTTGCATCTTCTACAAGTCTATCTCTTACATCAATATAAGTGGGCATGTGAAGCCCCGTTTTGTCTATATAAGGAGCAAAATAAGCCATCTAAATTCCTCCCTTTAAAAGTTCATCCCAATAAGGACATCACCATATTGGGATATTATTACACAACTAAATGAATAGTTTCTATTTTCAATTTTACTTTCAAATTTTTTTATACTAACAACTCCTTGAGTTTTTGATATTCTTTCTTTAATTATGTTATCAACGATAATTTTACTGTCCATGCTTGCTGAATTACCTAATATATCTTGAAAAAGTGGTAAACCTTCCTCTTTATTTTCCCACCACTCTTCTTTTAATAATAAAAGACGTGTCTTTACTGCTTGAGATACTGCATAAGTGCCATAAGTTATATTTTGCTGTCCTTTCCCGAAAGAATAATCACCGTTTTCGTCTAGCATTCTGTATCTCATGTTGTAGTTAACACATCCTTTCCATTAGCCTTAACCTTTGATGCATTCATATTAATTTCCCCTGGTTTAATGTCTATAGATGTAGTTCCATCTATAGTTCTTAATTGACATGAATCTGTTGAATAATTTTTTATTCTATTTGGTTGAGACCACATTCCTAATATACATATACCATCTGACAAATCATGGCGTCTTTTTTCAATTTGATTTTGGATACCTCCATAACTAAAGAATGCATCTATACACATGTCTGCAAATATTATTAAGCATTCATCTCCTTGCTTTACTGGCATTGTAAGGCAATATTCTCCTGCTCTAGGAATAACTATAGGTACATCTAATAGTAATGGTAGGTTAACCCACTCTTTTGTAAAATCTGGTTTAGTTATATGTTCTCTTAGTGCAAGTTGCACAGTTACTGTTTGTGTTTCAGGATCAAAAGATTGAATGATTCCGGGGGAGGCAACTCTTAAAACATTTTTCCATGAATCCCCCATGCTTCTAAACATTTCAGTATCAGAACCAATAATTTCATTTAAATTTCTATTTTTCATTAAATCACCACCTAGCTTGAAACAACAGGTATTGCACCGCCTAATTGGTCTATAGTCTCAAACTTTACATACCAGTCATTTCCTCTTGTATCTCCTAAATATTCAAGTTTTATAACTCTATATATACCATCCTTATCTAATGATCTAAATAAAGGTGGCAAGGAATCACTTAAACTACTTTCATTATTTGTACTATTTGCACTTGGAACTATTCCACCGTCTGCATCTATTAAACATTTAGGTCTACCGAATTCCGGACTTCCATATAAAGCATGGTAAGCAACTTGATCTTGTGGAGCTTTTCCCTCTCTACCTCTAGCAGCATAGCAATGACCATTACCAGCATATATAGCGATATGATGGCAGGCACTATCTTTCCCCCAGAAAACCATATCTCCTGGTTTCGCTTCTGATTGTGAAATAAATTTGCCACCTTCGCTTTTAACTTGTGCATATTGATTCCATGTAATATCTTTGACTTCTAAGCCTGCTACTTTATAGCAATGCTTAACAAAAGAACTACAATCCCAATATTTTATACCGCCAACTGTTTGGCCTCTGTAATCTTGGCTATATTGTACGTTAGGGTCATCACAAATTTGTTTTGCTTCTGAGATAATCTTATTCCTGGTATCAGTTGTAGCTCCACCGCCTTCGCTTCCTATTGCTGGTACTGAATTAGAACCACTTAAATCTATTCTTTTAGCTCTTACTAAACTGTTATCTATATGAATTAAACTATTTAATTTTATCTGGGGATTCAATAAACATTGTCCAGCTATTCCAAAATCAGTTTGCTCAGGAGTACCTATTAATCCAGTTTTAGGATTTAATTCAAATATTTCATTTTTCGGTAAGTCCTTTAGGTTTATCAAGTTTAAACTTCCATTATCCATGTAATATTGTAAATTATTACTTTTAGCAATTTGTCTTAAATAATCAGAAGATTTACCAAAAAAGACTTTTCCTCTTGTAAGTTTCTGACCTTTTAGATTATCCGCTATACTACCTAAAGATACAGGACTTTGAGCTTTACTAACTATATGATCTACCATACTTCTTGCAGTTTGCCCTCTCATTATAGAAAAATTAGCTACATCAAAATTAATGGCCCTATCTGAATCAAGAGCGATTATTGTTAGCTTATAGGTTGTTGCATCTTCTTTTTCCCTTATAGTCTGTAATATATCACCGTCAAAAATAAGGCCGAATTGAGTCCCTTCATATCCCGCCTCTATTGTCACCCTGACCCCATTTATCATAATTGCATTCTCTGTTTGGGCATTAAGGTTATATATTGCTATTTCTGATGTATTAGGTTCCATCATTATAGTTTTGCTTATATTAAAAGTACAATGTAGCTTTGAAACATCTAAGGCATTACCTTTTGAATCTGAAACAGTTATTCTGTATCTCCTTCCAAAGAGTATATCTCCCTCTTTTTCTGAACCTTTAACAACCTGATAATTGGTGGCTTCAATATTTATCGATTGGCCGGAACTATTCTCAATGTTAGCACTACTTGCACCTGAGCTACCCTTAAATTTATTATAATATTCGTTAGCTTTTTTTATCCTTCTATCAAGATGTGCTAAAGCCGCATTAGGTCTCTCCCAACAAAAGCACATAGCTTTTGTTAAGTCTGATATGCTTCCCTGGCCTTTCATGAATTTATCATGTGATAAATATCCACCTTTATTTATCCACTCTAAAGAAGCACCTGTATTTCCAACTTTTCCTGATAATTCAGCCCACATAAAGTTTAGCTGATGGTTTAGGCTTTTCCCATATGCTTCAAGCTTAGTTCTACGTTCAAAACTCCATTGACATAATCCAAATCCTATACCATTACCAGCTTCAATTAAATTTTCATTAAATTCGGATTCTGCTTCAATGTTGCCCATAGCTGCTGCTATACTTTTTTCTGGTAGCCCTTTAGCTTTAAGGAAGAACCACACACTTTTTTCAACCTTTTCAGTACTTATTTTGTATCACCCCAAACTAGAACAAAATCTTTACCAAAATTGAATTCATTTGGGTTATCTTCCATTAAATTAGGATTTAGCTTAACTATATATGCAGAACCAATATTTAAATAACTGTACTGCTCTAAGAGGTTTAGCCCACATACTAAAGGAAGTGAATGAATTAAGTCCTCTCCATCTGAATCTCTTAAATCCATTTCCCAACATTTTTGTTCTGTGTTATATCTTAAGAAGAAAAAAAGTTTAAGTTTTTCTCCATCTACAGGAATAGTGCTTGTAAATGTTTGATTCGGACTTGGTGTTAATGGTATTTGTACTGTCACTCTTTATCACCTTATTTCTTGTAATAAAAAAGAGCTTAGAAAATTTCTAAACTCTTTTTAGTATATTAAATTCCTATACTTGTAATATCCAATAGACTTATTCTATTCGTAGCATTATCTATTTTATAAGCATCTCCTGTTTGCATATCTACTAGGAAATCATATTGATAAGAATCTACAACTGTCTCTTTTAAATTTTCATCATAGCGATATAATCTTATTCTATGATAATTACTTCCATCATAGCTATAAGTTCCTATAACTACAAATCTTAAATTAGAATTAAGTTTAATCTTAGATTTTACTATATTTAAAGCATTTGTTTTATTTACTATGCTATTCAAGGTATCATCATCTATAGAGCCATATAGTCCTAAAGCAAATATATTTTTTGTATTATTATTTGCTAATAAATCTGTTATATAATAACTATTTGATCCATTTCCCACTAAAATTATAGGATTCCCATTCAACGCTGCTAAAGCTGATCCACTAAGGGCATCTGCAAAACCTTCTCCAGAAGCTAAAATTGTATTACTAAAATCCATATCATTTTTAAATGTAGTTGCTATATCTAAATTTCTACTATATTTATTATGTTCTTTTGCTATTCTTTTTACATTTGAAAATTTAGATGCTACATTATCACTAATTATATCTGTTCCACCCAAAATATAAGCTTTAGGTATAGTATTATTAGATACAAATTTTTTCTGTATAGAATCTAAAGTATCTTTTTGTGATAACATTATAGGCATCTGCAATTTTCCAGCTATAGGTGCTATAGATAAAGCATCAGTGTAATCATCCCCTGTAGTAAGTATAATTCCATTTGATGTACCTATTTTATTGGCTACTGCTATAGAAGTTGAATATCTATTTGCTCCACATAATCTTTCTGTATCTATTCCCAGGTCTTTTATTTTGCTTTCCACCGCATTACTTAGTACTCCTGTACCACCTATTATAAATACTTTTTTTACTTCTAATCTTTTCAATTCATTTATTGTACCAGGATATAAATTACTATATCTTGGGTCTATAGCTATATTACATGATAAAATAATAGGTGCATTATATTTTTTGGCTAATGGTGCTGCTGACAAAGCATCTGCAAAACCTTCTCCACTAACTACAATAGCATAATCTGACTTTTGCCATCCTTGCTGTACTATTTTTTCATTTGTTTCAAATCTGTCTTGCCCACCTAATCTTGTAACTTGTAATCCCTCTGCCTTTGCATTAAATCCACATAATATTATAAGTGTAAAAGCAAAAATAAATTCCAAAAATTTTTTCTTCATATTACATTCCCCCTATAATATCATGATACCTTAATATTACAGGAAGATAAAGTATTAATTACCTAAAAGTGACGATAACAAACTTTTATCAGCTTTAATTACCTTCTGGTCACCTTCGTTTGTTTGCTCTGATTTATGCGGCCGTTCTGATACTTTAACAGTAGTAACACTTACAACAAATATTTGTTTTAATGTAACTGTAGCCCTTAATCCATAAGTAGTCTTACTATCATCTGTAGTACTTATAGTTTCAACCATCATGTTGTTATAAGTACCTAATCTTGTAACCACTGTTATAGGTAATCTTTTATGTTGTAAATCTCTAAGCTTTTTATATGCACTTACAGATCTAGAACTACCCGAGAATTGACTAGGAACAATACTAGTCATAACATCACTCATGCCTATATCAAATGTTAATCTTGCAGCTTCCTCATAAGCATGGTCTGCTATATCTGCCCCCGTTTGAACTGGATGTTCTGTAATGTTTAAGGAGGTATCATGTTGGGTGCTAAATATAGCATCAAAGATAAGGCTTTCCGTACCTGTATTAAAATAGGTCTTTAATACCTGTTCAGCCATTTAAAACACCCCCTGTAGATTCCTTGTATTTATACCCGAGAGCTTTTTACCTATTGCATTCGCATTGGCATTAGGGTTGTTTCCGTAAACATTTATAGTATTGGTGTTACTTACTTTATTATTGCTGTTGGATGTTGTATTATTATTAGCTGTACTACTATTATTTGTATAGTTTGGAGCAATAGCTTTACTGCCTTTTATATCCTTGTTATAAACCTCAACTTTTTCTTTTATATCTTTTCCATCTGATCCTGTGAAGAATTCTTTAGTTTTATCCCAAACTCCTTTAGACCACTCCTTGATGTCCCCCCATACTTCTTTTGCTTTTTCTCTTATACCTTCAAAAACTTTTATAGCATTTTCATAATACTCATCCCAACCATTTTCTTTGATTTTTTCTTTAAGTGATTCTTTTAAATCACCAAATTTATTCTTGATGCTTCTCATAGCATCAAGTCCCTTTTCTTTAAAGAATCCAAATACACTTCCTATAACTGATTTCCCACCTCTTAAAAATGTGAAAAGATCGTCGAGAAGTGCAATAATTAGTAATATCACTCCAACCGGTCCTGCCATTATTAAAGCTGCTATAACTCCTATTAATTTTAAAATTTTCTTTATTGGTCCTGGTATTTTTTCTATTAATCCTATTACAAAACCAACTATTTTAGATATTATTGAAAATATAGGCTCTAGTACTCTAAATATTAATAATAAAATTCTTAATACTATACCTATAGCAGAACCTATTACCTTAGCTATACTAGGAATTATTTTTATAAACTTATCATTAAATCTTGATAATTTTTGTTTAAATTCTGCTAGTGGCCCTGCCACATATTTTAAAATATAATGTCCTATCCATTGAAAAGCTAATTTCCCAAATTGCTTCAATCTCTTGAATTCTAGTCCTAACCCTTGAATAACTTTTATGTTGTCCTTGAATTCTGGTGGTAGTCTTAATTGCTGAGAATCTTTTCTTAATTGATTAAATTGTTTTAAAAGAGTTGGACTTAACCACAAATCTTGCATAGTTACTCCTAATGTTTTAAGAGCACTATCTATATCTCTAGCATTTTCCTTTGTAGTCCATAACTGCCTTGATAATTTTTCATATTGTACATCTTGCTTTCCTAATTCATTCAAGAAATTACTTATCTTTTTTATTGCTGCTACTGCTGCAACAACTGCAGCAACAACAACAGCTATACACGTTGCCCCTTTTAAAGAAAATTTTAATAGTGATTTACCTCCATTTGCAGCTAATGCTTCCGTTGATGCTTCTACATCTTTTAACCCACCTGTTGAGCTTTTCTTAAAATCTAATATACTTTCCTTTGACTTTGATATACTTTTTATTAGGTTTTTAAATCCACTATCTATACCACCATCATCTTTTACATTATCTTCAGGTTTTTTTATGTGTTGTCCTTTAAAAGCTTTTATATTCTTTTCTTTACCTGTATATTTTTTTATATTTTTAGGTATAGGCTTATCTTCTTTTTTATTAATATCTATTTTAGATAAATCACTATATAGTTTCTTTACAGCCTTTATATCTTTTAATACTCCATTAAGAGGTTTCTGTAATTCTGGAAATAGTCTTCCTATAGAACTAGATGATCCAAATAAATTAAAAAGGTTTTTCATAGCTTCACCGCTCTCTGAAAAACCTTTTTTACTATTATCGTTAAATTTTTTTATTTTTTCTTCTGTTACCTGTATAGATGTTTCTGCATCTTTAGCAGAATTAGAATCTACATCAAACCCTATCCCTATAAGATAACTTTTTATAAGATCTACTGCCAATTACATCACCTCCTTTTGTGCTGCTTCATTTGCTCTACGCTCATTTTCTGACTTTACTGCCATTATTTCATGTGCATCTAGTAAATCATCAAGACTATAAGTTCCATCCCAAACCTCATGCTGTTTCCACATACCAGCTACAACTGGACTATATAAATAAGCATCTACATTTTTAAATTCTGCAGGGATGTAGTTAATTTCTCCGTTATTGAAGTCAAGGGGCTTCCGTCGAAAAAACCTTTCACATTGAAAACTAGAGATTGAATAGTCAAGTTTGTTAATAATGATGTATCTAATTCAATATTCATAATTCCGAAGTTTCCATACTTATCAAGAACTTTTGCTGGTCCTGCAGGTAATATTTCTTCTACAACCCTGAGACAATTATCTTGTATATATCTAAATTCATCTTCTTGTAAATCAAAAATAGATGACATTAAATCTGTAAGATTAATATCATCTAAGCTAATATCTTCTGTATTATCTACTTTTATATTTTTAAAAATTGGAGTTAATATTTTCATTAGTTTAAATAACATAAATGAGCCTGTTCTTGCATCCATCTTATTCAATCTAAATTTACGTTCATTTATTTCAATATCTTTACATGTTTCCACCATTTAAAATCCTCCTAACTTTCTGTTATTTCTGCCGCCATTAGATTCCATGTAACTTGTTGGCCTTGAGCTTGATATGATCTATCCGCTAATTTTTGTGGTGTTACACCCGTACAAGTGGTTATATCTCCTAAATTATTAGACTTTATTGATATAACCATTTTAGCAAATTCAGACGAATTTGCTACATCTACGTAGTTATACCAACGCAATAAATATTTATTAAGCTCTGACGTTTGTTGCATTGTTACTGCTAATGTACCATTCTTTCCAGGCATTTTTGATATCATGACATGACCATCTGAAGCCCTATCATGTGCAGTTTTATCATCTGCCATAGCAATAGATATGCTCCCCATCCCAGCCCCACTTGATGATGCAGTTCCTACACCAGGATGTATAAAGGAGCAAGTAACATCCTCAAAACTATAAGTGCTATACATAAAACCACTCCTTTCTATCTATTTACATACACTCTGATAGAGACAAATTCTATTGATCCTGCTAATTTAACTAAAATATAAATAGGAGGCGATTTTCTTGCTTCCCTATCAGTTTGAGATTGGTTGTCTATGCTATCAGCTAGAACCATGTATCCTCTAGGTAATGTATCACCTGTTTTTACAGATAATATTGATGATGTATTCCAAATACCTGGAGCAATAAACCCTGTATTTCTAGCTTTCTCTAGTGGTGCTGTAATATAATTTAAAAGATTATCCATTCCAGGATCGGTTTGTGGAATTTTTGATGATGTTTGTAATGCATTTAGCACTGCAGATTGTATATTATTTGTTAAAATATCTAAATTTAAAACCTCATCAAACGGTGTTCCATCAGCCATTACTCCATTTTCAAACATATTATAAACAGTACCTCTAGCAATATAAACATTGCAATTATTATTCTTTAAAATGGTTACTTGTGTGCTTGTTAAATTTTCAGGTTCTACTCCAACAACTAATTGATTTTTTAGTGTAAACGCGGAACTTGCAGTTTGAGTATTGGATGCCATAGCATATCCTCCAATTCCTATTGCAGCATTTTCAGTATTAGTAGAATATTGTCCTAGTGCTCTATGAACTCCTGATTTTTTTAATGTTTCAACTACATTACCAGGCTTATTTTCTAATACTTCACTATCACTTGTTGTATAGAAAAAAACGCTTTCTGGACTAGCAGAATCCATATATTTAGCTATTTCTATTATTTCATTTTTCTCAATTCCACAAACATATCCTATATACCATTCGGCGTTTTTCTCTCTACAAGCGGTCATTGCTTGTACTGCACTTTCATTATTTTTATCCCAAACCCCGATAGCCACTTTTGTTGGCCTTGGTATCTGAGAAAAATATAATTGTGCTGCAAGATACTCTGGTTCCGTTCCTTTCCATCCATCTGCTGTCATATCGCCTATTTTATTATAGGTCTTAACTCTGTCATTAGGACTTATCACCGTAGATTGTCCAACTATAAGTGCTAAATTAAAATTAGTTCTTACAGCAGTAACTGGCCCCAAACTTACAGACACGTCTACCGTATCGCTTAAAGGTAAACTCATTATTTATCTCCTCCTTTATCTATTAGGAACAATCCTTATATCTGTACCAGTAATATAAGGCACTTTATTTTCTCTAATAACAGCTTCATTAAAAGTTGATGAAAAATCTGTTCTCTCCCACCACTGGCCATTATAATACTCCGGTAAACGTGTTGGCATTGGTACATCTGTTATTAGGAAAAGATTCTTTTCTTTAAATTTTTTCATATAATCATAATCAAATATTAAATGCCGAATTATATCCGCATTATCATAGCTATTAGGTCCATATAATGTCCAATTAACTTTATGAACTCTTGTATATCCTGTTTTTTTCTTAGCATATGCTTTGTCTTCTTTATCAGGATCAATTATAATATTTTGTTGCCTTGCCATCTTGTCATCTACTGGTGTTATTCTTAAATAAATTACATCTTCATCTATAGACCAGGCTGGTGCACCTTCTGTTTGCCATGCAATCCTTACCTTGCTTTGATTTTCCTCTTTATCTAAATATATCTCTAACATTTCACAAGTTATATCATAGAAAAAATCTTCAATTTCCTTCAGTTTTAGCACTTGATCTGCCATTAGCAACTAGCCTTTCTCATAGCGATAGCTTTGTAATATCCGTAATCACTGTAAGGACTTACAGAATATATTTTATATCTTTCTTCATTCCATAAGAGCTCATCTGAAGTTCCTGAATCCTTTTGTTTGGATATATCTCCTTTACGTGTAGTAAATATTTTTTGTGTGCTATAAATTGCTAATTCTCCACCAACTCGATCACCTTCAGGAATCATTTCTATGTCTTTGGATTTAGCAACACTTATTACTCCAGACATTCCAACTTTATCTTCACTTTGAACAAACCTTCCTTTTTCCCATTTCCCTGATTTTCTAAAAATAATAAAGCCTTGAGATACTCTAGGATCATTTAGTACCCTGGACACATCAATCATTAGCTATCACCTTCCTTAATTGTATAAGTGATACTTTTTCTTAATTCTCCAGTATCTATAAGTGGTTTATCGCTGCCTTTTCTTTTTATAGTATTGTCTGAGTTCTTATGCCACTTATTTTCTGGATTAGTAAACCAATCTCTGGCTATGTTTTGACCTAACATACCTACTTTTTCTAACTCAACACTTAGGTTATTATTATCTAAGGCAGCTTCAGCTACTTTTGCCATTTGCTCTGCTATTGCTTCTTTAGAGTTATCCATTGCAGGTTCTAACACTGGTCTGGGTGGACTGTTCCACAAAGGAGAGCCATTTTCATGCACATACATTTCGTGCGCTTTAGAATATGGGATCCCTGAATCTAAATCATGTTGCATTTTTCTTCGCATTGTAGTATCTCTTACACCATGCGAATGGACATACAACAATTCTGCATTGGTAATTTTGCTATCTGGATGCTCTGTACTATCTGGAATACCTACACAGATAGTTTTTTTAGCTAAATCCTCTAAAGATTTCTTTATACCTTTAGTTAAATCGTTAGTTATGCTGACATTAGTAAATCCATTTAACATATAATCACACCTTTAATGAACATACATACCGCCCTTCCCGAGCAATGTACCTATAGATATTAGTTGCTGGCCATAGGTACTTAAGCTCCAGCCATCCCAACCTTCTATGTTGCTTGTGGTAATACTATAATCTGTACTTATGGACACATCTCCAACACTTATGGATGTGTCTAGACCTTGAGCTTTTCCAGCTTCTAGTATTCCTTTAACTCCACCATTAGCATCTGCTACACCCTGTAAATATAAAGTACAAAAATGTGCTATAAATAAACACATTCCATATTTCCATTGTCTATGCCATCTGCTTTCTTTAATGCAAGCATTTGCCATATCTAAATACATTTCTAATACTATTAATGGGACTGTTTCTTTGAACTGCGGATATACTTGGTTAAAATCTTCTAAAGTAAAAGGTGGACTAGTTCCAGGTTTTATATTCCCTGCACTACCTATTAATCCATTTAATTTACTCATAATATCACCTATTTACTCTTTTCATCTGTTTTAGTTTCTTCTGATTCATTATTACTGCCTTTTTCTTTATTTTTATTTTTACCTTTATTCTTTAAATCTCCATTTTCTGCTGCTACTTGTTGTTCTCTACTTTCTATAACTGTTAATGTTCCATCTGATTTAGCTAGCTCAAATAAAGGTGTATCTTCCACCCAATCTGGTACATCTGTCATTTCAAAATTTTTGACTTTAACTCTTTCATCCCCATTTATAAAAAGTAATGATTTGTTTGAATATATTCTCATATTTTCCTCCTTAATAGAAAAAGCTTTAGCAATACACTAAAGCTTTTAATTTATTAATTTAAATTATTTTTTATATACCATCTGCATATATAACACATTGATTATATAAGAACTTAACTTGTCCTATATTAGCCATATAAGCGGTTAAATAAGCAACATCCTTAACACTAGGTCCTGTCATTCCCCTCATAAGTGGTACTGGTATATCAATCAATACTTTACTTTCATCATTTACATATGCTACCATACGGTTGCTTTTGTTAAGTCCAGCCTCTACGCACCATCTGCTAGGAACAATTACAAGTTCAACTCCTTGATTTTTAGCTATGTTATTTTCTAATAAGTAAGTTAGTATAGATACATTACCAGCTTCACTAACCTTTCTAGTGGTAATGTAGGTATACTGTTGCGGACTAACTAAAATATGATTTGGCATACCTCCTAAGTCATATTCTGAATTAGTCCATGCTTCAGTTAAGACAGTATTAATATCATCTAATATTTCATCTGGTGTTTTAGAAGACCAATCTGTTTTACCAGATTTCCCCTTAGCTACAGTAGTAATCGCAACTGATGAATTATTTACTAATCCATAAACATCCTCTTCCTCTACACCTTTATAAGTTATATAATCTATGGTTTTATTGTAGTTTAATCTAATACCATCATCTAAAATACTATCTAAACTTCTTCCTATAGATTGCATTTTCTGTTGATCTATAAAAGGTATCTTTAGTATATTAGACCAAGGAAATACTTTGTAAACATCTTTACTTGTGTTAGCTTGCATCATAGGTATATTATTTGTTTGCCCTCTAATTAATCCAAGGTTATTTCCACCTGTAGTTGCATAATCTACAAATTGATTAGATGTATTTTCTATCCATCCACCACCGGTTTTAGCTACTATATCTCTCATCCATGTTATACTAGTTAATGGCTCATTTAGTTTTGGATCTCTTTTTTCTAACTCCCCTAGTAAAAAAGCCATACCTGTTCCATTACTAGCTGCATCCATTGCTGCTCTTGTAGTAGTTACATTTCCAAATGCATTACATACTTGTCCGTTATAAGCATTTATATTTGTTGTTAATCCACTCATATATTGCACCTCCTATATAGTCCTAGTAAGAATTGTTACTTCAGCTACTCTATTCTTATCTAGCTTATTTGTAGCCCATTTTAAATTCGGAATTTCTACAGTATTATCTGCATCTGCTATTGCTTCACATTGTCCAACTTTTCCATCAGGAATTGATGGGTTTTCTTTTATTCTTATATAAACTTTTCCGCCTGCAGTTGGAGTACCATTATTACAATTAACTGTTATACTTCCTCTATTGAGTACATCCATAATTCCATTTGGAAAGTATGCACCCGCGGAAGAATAATAATCTATAGTTTGTTTAACTTCTCTTACTGCAATACCCACAAAGTCATTTGCTGTATTGCCTTCACCAAACTTACTATAAGTATTATCTGGATTTAAAACAACAGCCTCACCGAATAATACTGGTGAAGCTGTCTCTTTACTATCTTGTATATTACTTTGTAACTTTCTTGCTGTTATTATAGTGTCTACACTTCTAGACACCGTACCCGGATAACCTAGATTTAATTCAATTCCTATTGCTACACCTGGCATATTATTTTACCTCCTTATAATGTGGATTAAATTTTTTCTTATAATTTTCTCCTATAGATTCTGCTTCTCTGGCTTTTGCATCCTCAGCTTTTTTCCTATCCATAGCATTTTTTCTTTGTGCTTTTAATATATCAGCATAACCATTACTACCTTTAGATGTCTTTTTAGTATTTTTAAATGCACTTAAAAGAGAATCACACGCTTTTTTCTTTTCTGCTTGATTACTCATGTTTGCTATTATAGGTTTCATTGCTTTTAATGCCATAACCATAGCTTTGTTGCTATCTGCATTGGCTATTGGGTTTTTAGGTCTATCTTCAGGATCTATTACTACACCATCTGGAATATCCTCATCTGTTATTTCTTCTACTGGAACTGTAACAGATTCCTCTTCATCACCTACAGTATTTTCTTTGCCAGCTTCTAGTTTATTAATTACCTCATCTATAGCTTCTTCTGGTGCTTTTTCTTTGTTTTGATTAGCTATTAACTTTTCAACTAAACTACTCAATTCTGCTACTTGCTGTGTAAGTTTAGCTACATCTGGATTTTCATCTTTAACACCTGATTCATCTTCCTTATTTTCTTTAGTTTCTATTATATCTTCATCTTCCCCTGTTCCTCTTTCCTCTACTAATTGATCTAAAGTATTAGATATTTCGTCTGGTTCTGCATCTGCGGCATAATGCTTAAATCCCAATGCTGTTAGGATATTAGTTACTGGTCCCTTTTTTTGTGGTATTTTTACTTTTTTACTCACTTTCTTCTCTCCTTCCAATTTGTTATTTTTAGAATCCTTTATAGATACACGATTACCTGCTCTTCCAGCTTCTACAACTGCTACATGATTGCCTCGTATATCTATTTGACTATATGTTCCATCTTCATTTTCTTTATAATCACATTCATACCCACAACTTACCTCACGCTTACCTTGGTCTACTTCATCAATTAGAACTGAATCATAAATAATAAGGTCTGCGATTAATAAGTCAGGCTCTTTTTTATCTTGTCTTACATTTTGTGTAGTTCCTTTTATGAATATTTTTGAGTTTTCAGGCGTTAGTAAATCTGGTGGATGTTCATCTGTAACGGGCTTACCTTCAAATGATGCAATGGCCGAGTTACTAAATACTTCAGCTGGATCTCTGTACACTTTTATCAGTTCATTTTGATTGCCTTCAATTCCTAACTCTTGAGGTAGATACTCATACCAACCAGTACGAGCAATAGGCACGTTATGACATATTAAAAAACCCTCTGGTGTTCTAGTCATATTAGGGCTAAAACGTGATCCGTAAAATGCTTTCATATATCCTACTCACCTCCTTTCAAGTAATTTTAGACAAAATAAAAAAGCCTTATTGCTAAGACTCGAATGGATTACTATTCATGAAAATATAAATCTTTTAAATATTTAATCCCATACATGCTATCATGAACTTACCTGTAGCATTTTCAAGCTCTTCTTCTGTTATTTCTGATTCGTCCTTTTCATATAGAGTTATTAGCGTATCTAAACTCTCCCTTACTTTCTTTAATGACTTTATAGTCTTTTCATCTGCTAACTTTGACATTTTTTATTCACCCCTTCTATTTTACTTTTTTTATCCTATTCCTAAATTCTTCATCACTTTCATCAAATCTTTGTTGTATGCCTATATCATTGTTATATTTATCAATTAAAATTCTTTCTAAAGTTTCCACATTATCATAGAGTATAACATTGCTATCTCTTTCAATACATTCTTTTATTGCTGTTTCTAAATCTACTTCTTTATAAAATTCTTTGTAAAATTTTATTTTTTCACCTTTGTAACAAGGTATTAATTTTATTTTTGCTTCTTCTATCTCAACTTCAAAAGTTACTAAATTGTTACCTAATAACTTTTCCATATAATCATTCAATGTATCCTTAAAATTTTCTCCATTTTCTTTGTTATTACGTTTACCTATAAAATCACCACATATACTTCTGACATGTTTTTCTATTTGTTCTAATTGATTTTGCCACTCTTTATCTTGTTTTAAGAATTCTTTCTCACTTATATAACTCATTTAATCCTCCTATATTATTTCTTCAAACTGCTTTCTAGTCATTCTTACAATGGAGTTATTATAATATACCTTACATGGCCATTTAATAAAATCAAGACTTACTACCGGCTCTGGGTAACATCTGCAATTATAAATGTTGCCTGCATGATAGTAGCCTACAAATTTTTTACCTATTAATTTTTCGGGGCTAGGTGGATTGTTCCAATTAATTAAAACACCCTCCATATGATCGTGGCTCTTTCTTACTCTTTGATCTTCTGAAGTCCTCCATATGTACCAATTTAGCCCTATATTTTCACATCTAGCTTCAGTTAATGCGGTGCTTGTTTTGCTAACTTCGGTTCTTGCTATTAACTTGGCCTTAGACTCCAGCATATATGGTACTTTCTTTTGTAAATCCTCTGCAATAGCCTCTGCTCTTCTACCTTTAAAAACTTCCTTAGCCACATGCTCTGTAATATCTTTAGAAACATTTAAAGGCATACTCTTAATTAAGTATGCATTCCTTTGTATCTGTTCATTTATTGCCCCACCTATAGGTCCTTTAAGTTCTTTCTTTAATGCTTCATATATCTCTTTACCTTTACTATTTTTCTTTGCCGCCTCTCTCCATGTATGCCCTGAGTCTGTAAATAATTGAGTTACCATTTTCATAGCTTCCCTATCCGCATACCTTTTAAACTCTGGACTATTAGCCACTTTTCTTAATTCTTTTATAAATTCCTCTGTTGTCTTTAATTCTTTTAATCTTCTTTGCAGTTTTTTTACTAATTGTTTAAGCCTTCTTTTATACATTACTTCTATACGTCTTTTGGGTTTCCACAAATCTTTAGCTGTATTCTTTTTAATCATCTTAACACCGCCCTAAATGCAGGCATAATAAAAGCACCTACTAATGTCTACTTAGTAAGTGCTTATTAATTATATTGTGCAATTATAGAATTTGCTTTTTTTTCTGAAATATGCTTAAAATCATCTTCAAAACCTATAAATGCTCCAACAGCATCATTGTTTTGTTCCCATGTTTTCCTTTGAGATGTCCAATCTTCTACTACTCCTGATTTACGTCTGACTAAATAGTTTCTATTACCAGGCAAAGTAGGTAAAACTGTCTGCATCATATATTCCCATTTCTCCATATCAATCACCCTTTCTTATAGTTTTTGATATTGTCAATATCTTTGGGTTTAGGTAATTTTGAGGATATATTTTTCATAATTTGGCTTAATTCTTTCGAACGTTCTTTACTGGTATTAACATTTCTTGCTTCTTCATATAGTGGATGTATCTTATTTTTTACATCCATACTCTCCTCTGAATGAATCTGTAGTTCAAATTTTTGACCTTCTGGAGATATAGCATTAATATGTACTCCTTTATAGTCACTAATAGTATCAAGATATTTATTATCTATTTCTATTACATCATACCCTTTTTCTGTCAGTATTTCAATAGTTTTTAAAGTATTGTTAGCTATTTTATCATGTTCACATAATTGTGTATATCTAACAATGTCGCCCATAGACTCAATTGCCTCTTTTTCTGTAAATCCTATTTTCTTTTTCCTTGCAATTTTATCCTCAACTGATGAAGCAGTTTTAACGCTAAACTCTAGTCCATACATCTTAGAGTTTAGTTCTTTAGCAATGTCATTCATTACTGGTGTTATCACTTTTTCATTTTTCCTATTATTATCATATATTCTTTGTATTTCTTTACTACAATTCTTTAATATACAATCTTTTTCGGCTTCACTTCCAGAACCTCCACCTTCACCACTTCCTCCTATTTCTCCTGGCCTACCTTGGTGTCCAAAGTTGCCACTTCCTTTTCCGCCATCAGTTGCCGGCAACATATCACCTAATGGCAAATTAAAATTTATATCATTATCATCCTCAGGCATATCTCCAGTTGGATCTATATCATCATCAGCATTAGCTATGTCTTCATCCGTTATGTTAGTAAACATACCAGTACTCTCACTCATCTGTCGCAACTCCTTCAAAGAAGTTTTTTGACTTATTAATCCAGCATTAAAAACATTAATTATTGAATTGGTTTTCTTATCTACAATATTGGATAACTCATCCTCTGATGGTGATCCTATAGGATTAAACTCATAGTCTAAATCATCTGGAATTGCTCCAAACTCTGACATAAACATTATTGGAACTAATTTATCTAATACAGGCCTTAGTTGAGATTCTTGTTTTTGTTCTATTAAATCATAATAGTTCTTCATATCACTTTCACCAGTAGCATTAAATCCTGCTGGGCTTCTTCCAAATAAACGCGTAACTGGTATTTCAGCAGCACCAGCTACATCTAACATAAATGATTCATATATATCATTTAGGCCACTAAATGAATATTGATGCGTTTCAAATCCATCTTTTTCATTTAGTATATACATTCCCATATTAGACATTAGCCAATTTTGTGCTTGTATTGTATTGTATAAATCTTTTTTTGCTTCTTCATCTCCTATAGCGAGTAACTCTCCTAGGTCTGCCATTTTAAGCACTCTTAGGTTAGCCAAAAATACAAGTTGTGCTATATTCCAACTTGTATTATCTCTTTTCTTTAATTCATCAAAAATAACCTCTACATCTGAGGCTCCCCACTGCTGTTCCGCGTATTTTTCCCAATTAGGTAGCTCTCTCCCTATAAATCTTAATACCCTACTATGATGAACTATTACATTATCTCCTGTTTCTGTACTCCAATAATAATATTCAGGAAGTCCAAAATCCGGATCTCCTAAGTCTTCTATGATTTCATCTCCTGGAGTTAAACCACACCATCTATCTGTTACAATCATACCTTTAAAACTTCCAGGCATAATCATATCATAATCTAGTTTTTGATCTAATATATCTTCGTGGCCATCTATAATGATTACTGCACCTGCACCACCATATAGACGACCCCATTTAAGTCCTTCTAATATATCTCTTTGTACTCTTGCAGTACGTTGTAGTGTATCAAGTCTTTTCAATGCTTCTGGCTTTAATTGTGATTTTATAGTAAACCAATTCTTACACATATCTTCTGGTATACAATCTATTACTTTTCTTACTATCCAATGTGACCTATACAAACTATTCATAAGTTGAAAATTTTGTGTGAGTCTAGTCATTGGATAATCCGTGCTTTCTAATAAATTTGAAGTTCCTGCACCTAATCTAGCCAATACATTAGAAAAAGCATCCATTGCAGTTCTTTTTGAAGGTTTAGAGTTTACTTTTGAATCCTTACTATATTTTCTTTTTTTACCCACTTTACTAAACCTCCTTTCTTGTTAAATATTTAATACCATAAAAGGCTATATACAAAAGCGAATAAAATTCCAAATGCAAGTAAATATATTATTAAATCACCTATTATCAAACTTACTTTTACAAAATAATAATTTTTATCTTTTTCAATTGGTTTCCATTCTAATCGTTGACTACTTATTCCAATTTTAAGAAATAAACACCAACTAAAAAATAACCCTAGTATTAAAACTCCTAGAGTAATTAAAATTTTAATTTTATATCACCTTCTTTAACTTCGTAACTAAATAATGATTTAGCGAAGTTAAAAGCTATAATACTCTTTAAACGCTTATATTAAGCCATTCTGTAACTTCGCATTTTCATTTTTCTACAAACATATTCTCATTTATATTTTATACATGAATATTTATACATAAAACATTGTATAGCAGTGTATATATTCATTGTTTACCTTGCTAATCTTCTAGGTCTAATTATAGTTTTTACAAAATATCTTAAAGCATCTGCTCCGTGGTCATTTTCCTTAACTGGTTTTTCTTCACCTCTTTGGGATGCTTTTTTATCCCATACATAGCTTAAAATATCACTTAAACTTCTTTTACAATTAGATTTAACCATTTTAATCTTACGTTGCTCTATTAATGTAGAAGTCATTCTTATTCCATCTGATACTTCATTATCAGCTGGCTTTATTCTATATCCTCTATTCCTCATTTCTGATTTAAAACTTGCAGCACTTGGGTCTAATATTATAGCAACTGGTTGAGGTCCATGTTTTATAAATTCTTCTAGATCATCACCATATTGCTTATCTGTTTTTTGTATCATCTTAACTTTACTATCATAGTAATATTCCTTCGTTATCCATACGATGTCCCCATCATCATAAATATCTAAAAAAACCATTGGATTAGTGGTACCATAGTCAATTGAGATATATCTTCTCGCTTTATGTTCTAATCCTAAAGGAAGTTGTTCTTCTGTAATTTCATTTTCTTCTGACCACATATCAAATATTGCACCTTCAGCCATAGACCAAAGGCCTAAAATATACCTTTTGAAGAATACCCCTACATACATGCTGCGATATCTTGCTTTAATTTTTTTAGATAAACTTAAGTTATCATCCATGGTAAAGTGCAAATATAATATGTTCTTTAATTCTACACCTTTTGAAATAAGATCATTTTGCTGTTCCTTTCTTAGATATCCAACTGATTTATCTATCCAATTTACTTTAAACCAATGCATAGGCCCGTCTGGGTTACAATTAAACCAAAACTTTGAGCCATCTACAGAACAACGTCCAGTAGCTTGATTAACAAAAGACTCCGGCATTAATGCAGCTTCATCAAAGAATGCTCCTGCAAGAGTTATGCCTTGGATAAGATCTTGAGATCCTTCATCTTTTCCCCCAAAAATGTAATAATAATTACTTTTTTTATTTTTGCTAATGATAAAAACATTATCACCTATCTCTGAGTATTTAGTTACTTTATATCCTCTGCTCCAAAGCATCAATTTTAACCAAAACCATACGTTACGTTTAAAACTTCCTACAGTCTTACCGCACATACCGAGATTCTGTCCATTAAAATTTTCAGTAGCCCAAATAACAAAAGATAGTGCCATAGATACTGTCTTACCACTTCTTATTGCTCCATCTGCTATGATTCCATCTGCATCTTTTACTGGACTGGATTCTGTCCACCAATTCAATACTTTCCTTTGCTTTTTAGAGAATGGTTTGAATTTAAATACTACTTTAGTTTTCTTCTTCATCTGCCCAATCCTCCTGAGCTGTACAATTTAATGCTTCAATAAATCCATCATTCTCTATAATTGAATCATCTGAATCGCTAATTTTATCAATTTCGGCATTAAGTTTTTTGTTTTCAAGATTTAGTCTTTCAAGTTTAAGTTTTTCTTCAGCTTTGAATTTTAACATTCCATGTAAAGAATCTATTGCCTTAGTCTTATCATAAAGTTTTATTGATACTCCATACTTATTCTGTTTAATCTCATTTATCAAAGTCCCATCTATTTCATCACTGGATTTAGCTAAGACCTCATTGTATTTATGATCTTCACCTCTTACTTGAACATCTAAAAAGTCATTCATATCACAATTTATAATGTCAATATTTTTTTGGATTAGGTCTTGTACACTCATACCTATATTGTCATAAAGTTCTTGCAGTTGCTTTTCAATTTCCTTTCTAACTCCCACGTTTTCCCACAGTTCATATGCGTGGGCATTTGCATTTTCCCAACTGCATTGATAAGCTTTCATATATGATTTAGTCTTATTTCTATATTTAATATAATAAACACAAAAGAGCCTTTGCTTATCAGTAAGTTCAGTATTTTTTGATACCTCATTTACTTCTTTAAGCTTAGGCTCTGCTTTATTATTTTTAGTTTTATTTTTTGTTGCAACATTCTTCTGTTGCGTTGCACTTTTTGTTGCAACATTTTTATTTATTTCACTATCCCAGTTCTCTCTATTTTTTCTACTTCTTAAAGTGGAGTATTTAACTCCATGCTCTTCTGCAAATTCTTTTAACTTTACATTACCATTTAGTTTTAAATATTCTTCTTTAATTAAGTTCCAATCTGGCCCTCTTATATTTTCCATACCACCACCTCATTGCTAATTGCTTCTTTGTTTTGTATATAAAAAAGAGCCCTGTTAAGAGCCCTGTACATTTAAAAATATCATCTTTAACCCTTGTAATATAAACATTATAGTATATTCTACGCCTTTCTCCGTTAGTTTTTCTTTAGCCATATCTACAAACTTTTGTTGAATATTACTGGTATCTTTCTTTATACTTTCTAATTCTTTCTCAATAATTAATAAATTAGCTTCTTCTACTTTTCCCTGAAATTGAATAGCGTTTATTAATGATTGTAAGTTTTCCACAATTTCTTTATTATCTTTGTTAATGCATTGTATAAGAAATAGCATCAATTTTTGTGTTTCTAAAGTTTCTTTTTGAATTCTTAAACTTTCCTCATCTCTTTCCTCTTTTTCTTTATTTTTTATAGCTGCTCGATTTATTATTTTATTGGATTCTTCATTTGGTTTTATAGTAGTATAATTATTTACTCTTGATTTATATACTTCACTCTTTAATAACTTAGCCCTATCCTGATCAAGTTGGTACAACTCTCCGATATTCCCTTTTACATATTTAGTCCAATTATTATCCACTTTTTCACCTCCTTATATGAATTTCTACATTTTAGGAGGTTTTCCTTCTTTTTATAACAATTATCTTTGCCTTAATGCACCATTAACTCTTATATAACTTCTTTCTTGCATACATTCCTTTAGATTGTCTGCTATATTTTCTTTCTTAACTTTTCTACTAGAACAGTAAGGACACACTAAGTACCCCTTTGTATTTTCTAATTCTTCTGATAACAAAACAAATTCTTTTCTACAACTACAACATACATAACTTGTGTAAATACTTAGCATCTCCTCACATCCTTTTAAATATAATTACCTAAACTAATTTTAGGTAAGTAAAAAGACACCTGGAATTAACCAAGTGCCCTTTAGTACATACACAATACATTATATATTTTTTATTTTAGCAGTTGTCCTTTTGTACGATAAGACCCTGCTTTATATAATTTCACTTATTACCATAATACCACATATAATTCGGTGTTTTCGGTGAAATTATAAATTATTTAAATATTTATCATGTATTTCTTTTCTAGGATAACTTTCGTGATACTTCCCAATTCTACTGGCAATTGCCTGCCAGCTTAGATTATCAATATATCTGTATTGAAATACTCTGCGTGTTTTTGAATCTGGAATATTGTTTATGAATTCTTCTATCTGTAGTTTCATATCTTCACATTTATTTTTTCTTTTGCTTAATAGATTATTTAATCTAATTAATCTTTCTCCTTTTTTATCTGCTTCTGGATAATTATACCCTTCAATAGTAAATTTTCTTTCTGTATAAGGAAAAACATTGCTAGATCCTTTAACACTGTCTTGTTCAATTTTAATCTTCTTATTCTCTAATTTCTCAATTCTATTTTCAAGTTCACTTATTTCTACTTTTAAATCATTGTATTGTTTTAATAAAAATGTAGTATCCTTCATGCTTGTCCTCCTGTAATAGTTTTGGGTCTTCATATACATTCCCTATAACTTCAAAAGTTGTATTATAAAATCCATCTAATCCTGTAAAATCTCTATGCCATCCCCATATAACACCAAACTTGCAATCTTTATATTCTACAACTTTATTACTACTTGCTATAATTTTATTTTTTATTGTTTTATCTTTTATTTCTATGCTTACTATATCTCCCTCATAAATTTCTTTTCCATTCTTATCTTTTAATCCTGTATATTCCAATAACACACATTCTATTTCATTTTCATAATCTAATACAATTAAATCAATATTTTTGTTTTTTTCTGTTATATCAAGCATTCTACGTCCCAAATATATATTAATATCATAATCTTTATTGCTATAATAAGTATTTGTTGTTTTATCATAAACATTAAATTTAATATCTCTATTCATAACTATTCCTCCCTTGAATTTCCACATACTAATGGATTACCATTACAAGCTGCTCTACATATAGATCTATCTTCACAGTTATAGCAACACTCTTCTCCACACATAACTTTACCTAAATTACATTTATAATTTTTAGCATGCTTCATTAATTTGTTGTTTTGCTTGTTTAATACCATTGTGGTTACTACGCTTACTACTGCAGTTATAAACAATATTATCTCTAATTTAGTCATACTGCTTTTACCCTCCTAATTTCCTTTCCCTTTAGGTTATAGACTATTCCATGTTGAAAATCTATCTTTGCTTTTATTCTTTTTCTGCCTCTCTTTAAAATGCATGGATAAGTTATTGTGTAGCTTTCCTCAAATAGTTTTAACTCCCTATTAAAGTACTTGTCCAATTTATCCATCCATGCTTCCATGATTAATCCTCCTTTGTATTATCGTTTTAATACTCTAGTACAGTTAAGGTGTAGAAATACATAGTTTAATCCCTACACCTATTTAGTTTTAAAACTGTCTTTTCCAAATAACTTTTATACTCTTATATTTCTCTTTTAATGTTTCATATAACTCAGTTACCTGTAATCCTGTATTTTCTCCATTGCAGAACCAAACCCCATATTCACTATCTTTATTAGGTTTTCTATATCTTAACTGGAGCTTTTTATCATCACATTGCAAATTAACATTACAATGTGTCATTAATACTAAATAAACATTATCTCTTTTAGCCATTACTTTTACTCCTCTCTGATCTAAACAATGCTTAATTGTTCAAACCCTATAGGTTTATAATTCATAAGTATCAATTCATTTCTTACTGGGCACTTTTCTCCATCAATTCTATTTTTTATTTGGCTGGCCGTACTATATTCAACAATATGCCAATCTTTATATAATTCATCTATTAATGGACTGCTATAATAACAAACCATAGCTTTTCCTTTAATTTTATCTAATCTCTTCTTTAATCTTATATGGTCCTTTTCTTCAAATCCTCCAAAATACATATCTTCATGTTTATGATAGGGTGGATCTAAGAAAAACAATGTTTCTTCTGTATCATAAAATTTTATTACTTCCTCAAAATCTCTATTTAATATATTCCACTCTTTTATTAACTCAGCCATCTTAGGAATTAATTCTGTAGCTGTCATTAACTGCTTGGCCTTATTTTGAGTTTTAGACAATCCTATTCCATTTCTATATTTGTGTCCTCCACCTCCGAAACAAACACGCATTAAATAATAGAATCTTACTGCAGCTTGTAAATTATCTTCTGGCCATGCTTCCCATTTCCATTTTTCAAATAAGCTTTCACTATAGGGTAATGAACTACATTCGTTATATAACCTTTCCGGATCCTCTTTAAGTACCATCATATAATTTATTAACTTATCATTTATGTCATTGACTATAGTTAATTTTGCTGGTTTTACTGTTTCTTTATAAAAAGGTATTGCTCCGGATCCAAAGAAACAATCTACAAATATTTTATGTTCTGGCATTAAATCCAGGTACTTTTCTTCTTTACCATGTTTGCCACCTATCCACTTTATATTGCTTACATGTTTAAGTTTCACTTTATCACCTCTATTTATATCTTCCTACGATATCTTTTTGTATTCATATTTTACAGTTTCTTCTGATAGTTGCGCATAAATTTGAGTAGTTGCTGGGCTCTCGTGGCCCATCAAATGTTGTATAATTGGCATTGGCATACCACTATTAATTTTGTATGTCGCAAAGGAGTGTCTAAATAAGTGAGGATGTATTGACTTTTCTATTCCTGCCATATTCGCTATCTTTTTAAATTCTCTTTGAATACTTCTTTTTCCTAATCTATGATAAGGTTTTTTGGATGTAACGAATAATGCTGGATCATCATCTTCCCTTGAAAATAAATATTTTTTTAATAAAACTTTGGCTTTTGTATTGAAGTAAACTTTTCGTTCCTTATCTCCTTTACCAACTACAAATAGGCTCATTTCATGCCAATTAATATTGTCTTTATTTACTTTAAAAACTTCATCCAATCTACATCCTGTAGATATTAAGAACTCTGTCAATGCCTTTTGTCTGTCCGTTTCGCAAGCTTGTCTTAATAATTCAGCCTCTTCCTCTGTTAATGGCTTCCTAACTCTTTTAGGCTCTTTAGTTTGCTTTAGTTTAGCAGCAGGATTTTTAGGTATATACTCTTCAGTTGCAAGCCAACCAAAGAAACTTTTTAAAATTGATATTTGTCCGTTCATACTACTTGGTTTCATATTTTTACATCTCGCAGCTAAAAACATCCTCAGGTCCATTGTTTCTATGGCCGCTAAAGGTTTTCTTAAATAATCTGCAAATATTATTAAGTTATACCTATAATTTTTCAATGTTTCTAAACTTAAGCCATCTAATTTTTTTGATGCTAGGTATATTGTAAGTTTTTCTTCTATATCGCTACTTACAAGGCCTGTCTCCTCTGGCAATATACTGTATTTATATAAAACTTCCTCTACTATGCTTCTAACCTTTAACTGGTCTATTCCCTCAAATTCCATAGACAGATTGCCTACTAATTTAATTACAACTTCATTCTTTGCACTTGTACTATACATATAAATACCTCCCTATATTGCCATTAAAGACATTTTTAAATTTTATTTATATCCTGGGCCTTTTCTTGCATTGTAAATCTAGAAAAATTTTTTAACTTGTTTCCAAAACTCAGAATCTGTATTGTAATCAGCATTAGCTAGTTTTATTATCTCTTCTCTTGTATATTCTATTGCTTCCCATTCTGTATCATCAAAGTCATAGCAACTACAATGCCATCCCTCCAAAATAACCACTTTGTCATCTTCGTCATCTTCAAATTCAAGTAATATTTGTCTACCCATTTCATAATCTGGTTCAGTTGTATGAGCAATTACTATGTTATGTGGTTTTATATCTAAATTTCTCCAATCTACTTTTTTCATAAAAAATTCTCCTTCACTAAATATTTGAATTGTAACTTATTTAAGACTTCTCATTTAACTGAGTTCTTAATGTTTTTATTCTTTTTATTAATCTTTCTATGCACAAATCTTTCTCAACTAGCATACTATCTCGTTTTGTAATTTTAAGTTTAAGTTCCTTTATTTCATTATTGAAAGAAAAGGAATAAGAGCTTTTGAAGTTGATTATAGCGGTATAAGACACTATGAAGAAAATTTATTGAATGAAATTATGAAAGAACATAAACCTTTATTTGATTCATTAATGGGGTTAGTTAATTAGCCACAATTCAAAAATATTGAAAGTGTTAATAAAAGGAAATTTTTAAAGATTTAAAAAAATATTAAAATGAGGTTAAAGGAAGTTAAATATATGAAGATGTGGTTTTTTCCTTTTTGGAAAATACCACTCAGAATGGTGCTATTGAAATTATAGTGAAAGTAATTTGAAGGAGGTAGAACATGAATTTTAATGTAACTTTAGATAATGAACAAATTAATGAAATTGCTTGTGTAACAGCAGATAAAGTTTTAGAAACTGTTAAATATCAAAAAAATAAAGATGATTGGTATGAAAATGAAATAAAGGAACTTAAACTTAAAATTACAAAACGAGATAGTATGCTAGTTGAGAAAGATTTGTGCATAGAAAGATTAATAAAAAGAATAAAAACATTAAGAACTCAGTTAAATGAGAAGTCTTAAATAAGTTACAATTCAAATATATTAAGTACAACAAAATAGGTGTAGAAACAAAACTTCTACACCTAAACTGTACTAGAGTATTAATATGGTAATACATGGGGGTAAATAAATGAAACTATCAGAAATAATAAAAGAATTAGAGGATAAAAATGCAATAGATCAATATTATCTACATTGTCAATATTATACAGGCGAATTGGAATTAAATATTGAGTTTGATAATAACATTGCAGATAAAATATTAAAAGAAAATAATATAAAAGAAATAGAATCATGTGCATTTTGGGAATAAAATAATAATTCTTGATACAGAAAGAAGGTTAATAAATGGATATAAATAAAATAGCTAAAGAAATGACTAGAGAGGAATTTTTAGATAGTATAACTTTAGATGAATATTTAGATATTGAAACAATAAATGGTATGAATAAAGATAATAATAATATTCACAGTATAAAGTTTTGCCCAGATGGTCAAGGCTTAAAACGTACAGCGACTTGTAGTAAATTTACTAATTGCAAAACTTGTTGGGAAAAAGCAATTGAAAATATTAAATTCAAAGGGGAAAATGGAATGGATATAGATATTACACCAGCTGCGAAAAAAGCAGAAAACATGCTCAACGATTTAACAACTAAGAAAATAGATTATGATAGAGAATATGATATTTTAGAAATTAAAGAGTTCCCAGAAGAAACTGAATTTATAAGTGAAGGAAAATATATTAGTAAATTGAAAGATGGTTTTTTAAAAGCTAGATATGTAGATGATATAAGTAATAGTTGGACTAAATGTTTTTTAACTAAAGAATGGTTAAATGCTAAATTTAAATTAGTTAAAAAAGATAGAAAGGTATCTTTTAAAGAAGCTATACAAGCTTACGATGTATATAAAACAATAAAATGTATATGGTTAGATGATATTTATGAATTTGGTGAGAGTAAAGAATCAAAACTTACAAATGTAGATGAAGATAGATTATTGAATTTAATATTAGAAGGTGAATGGTATATAAAGGAGGACTAAATGGCTAAATTAATATGTGTAAATAATAAAAATGCTATACCAAGATTAGAATTTAAAAAAGAATATGAAATAATTAAGGAAACATATAGAAGTTATTATGTGGACACTGGGACAGGTATTTTGCCATATGCTAAAATGAGATTTTTAAAAATAATTTAAATTGAATGGCATGTTAAGGGAGGAATTTTAATGATACAAATAAGTGAAGAATATTTTCTATGCTTACTGAGAGCGAGAGATACTCTCGACGCTTTGCGAATAGCAGGAGTAGATAACTGGAGTGGTTATGAAGAACATACCCAATACAAAGCTACAAACGAAGAACTACAGACGATAGTACAAAGATTTAGTGTTTAAGGGGGAATAAAAATAGATAAAGATTTATTTAGGCAAACAGAGAGAATGTTATATAACTATTTTAAAAAAGAAGAAATAATAAAATATAAAAAAGATGTAATAGAAGTCTTAAAGGATAGAATAGAACAGTTAGAAAAAAGAATAAGAGATACCAATGTAAATATAGATTATGATCTACAAGCTGTACCATGTGGAGAGAGAGTACAAACGTCCAATACAGGTGCAAGTTATGCAGAAAGAGCCATAGTGCAAGCTATAGATAGATTGATAAGAGAACAGGCAGATAAGAAAAAAGAAATACTCAATTTAGAAGAAGATATAAGTAATATAGAAAAAGATAGTAAAGCAATAGAATTTAATATAAGAATGTTAAATGAAGAAGATAAAGAATTTATATGGCTAAAATATAAAAAGAAATTAGGAATAGAACAAATATCGGATCAACTAAATATGAGTAGAGCAACAGGATATAAAAAAAGAGAAAAGATAATAAAAGATATAGCGCATTGGATTGAAGTTGTAAAATAGTAGACAAAAAGTAGACAAAAAGTAGACAAATAAAGATTTTGAATGTGTTATAATAGTAGTATAGAAAAAGGATTTTATCGTACAAGGCAACTGCGAAAATAAAAAAATAAACATATTGTGTATGTACTAAAAGCACTTAAGGTAAATTAAAACCTTAGGTGCTTTTTATTTATGAAAGGATGTGAGGATGTGCTAAGTATGTATACAAGTTATATATGTTGTATTTGTAAAAAAGAATTTGTTTTATTAAGTGAAGATGTAGAGAATATAAAAGGATACTTAGTATGTCCTTATTGTTCAAGCAGAAAAATTAAAAAGCAAAAAATAACAGATAACTTAAAGGAATGTATGCAAGAGAAAGCTTACAAGAGAATCAATGGGGCAATAAGGCAGGTGACAAGATAAATGAATTTTGTCGAGCCTATAAGAGATACCCAAAAAGTTAGGGATATCCAGGAATATCTTAAAAGAACAAATGAAAGAGATTATATTCTTTTTATTACAGGAGTTTATACAGGATTAAGAATATCGGATATACTTAGATTAAAAATTAAGGATGTAAAAAACAAAAGATTTATATACATTAGAGAAAAGAAAACATCTAAGCAGAACATTATAGAAATAAATAAGTTTTTAGAAAAAGAATATAAGTGGTATTGTGCTGACAAGGAATTGGATGAATACCTTATTAAAAGTAGGGAAGGAGTTAATAAAGCTTTATCTAGGGTGAGAGCTTATGAAATTATTAAAGATGTTGGAGCAAGTTTTGGAGTAGAAAATCTTGGGACACATACTTTGAGAAAGACGTTTGGATATCATTATTATAAACAAAGTAAAGACGTTGCAACATTAATGAAGATGTTCAACCATAGCGACCCTTCCATAACCTTGAAATATATTGGAATAATACAAGATCAAATGAATAAAGCAAGAAGAAACTTTACTATTTAAATCTTTTTTTAAAACAGTAAGGCTTAACATAATGAACCGATGTTAAATTGATTTTTACTAAATTGTATTAAAGCATTGAAAAATAAATGCTTAAGATATATAAGAACAGTTTAACAGAATATTAGATATGTTTGACTTAGAAAGGAGATTAGTTATGGAAACTTATTGTGATAAAGGATGTAGGAAGAAGTTTGAAATAAAAGAATTTAAAGAAAGAAAACTTAAAGATGGAATAATAGAAACTTATTTTAAATGCCCTAAGTGTGGTAAGAAATATGTTTGCTTTTATACAGATAAAGCTATAAGGCAATTACAGGCACAGTTAAGGAGTAAGTGGGGTAAAGCTTCAAGAAGAGAAATAGAGGAGCTACATTTAAAGATTAAAATTAAGATGGATAATTTACAGGAAGAGATGTTAGGCGCTCAGTAGGGTGTCTTTTTTATTTGGAGGTATAAGCAAATAAGAAATTGGGGTTATATAAATGAGAAAAATAATAATATCATTAATAATTCTTCTGGGGTTGTGTACTGTTTTGTGTGGCTGTACTAAATATGAATTAGTAGGTGAAGTAGAATCTACTGTAACCAATAAAGAGTATATTAAAAGCAGTGTAACCATGATACCAATGACAATATCAAATGGTAAAACTATAACTACCACAATGAGACCACAGATTAATCCGGAAGAATACAATATAAAACTTAAATACAAAAACATAACTACAACTATTAATAATAAAGAAGTGTATGAAAGTGTAGAAACAGGAGACAAGCTAAAGGTTAATTATTATATCACAAGCAATAAAAAGAAAGAGAAGATAGAATGGGGAGGAAAATAAAATGAGTAAAATATTATATGAATGTAGTAAATGTGGAAAGACATTTATAAATAATAGAAATGAAGATGGGTTAAACTGTGATAAATGTAAAGGATCATTGATACCTTTAGGCTATGTAGACGAATTACAAAATGGAATAAGAAAGATGAAAGACAAGATAGAGAACGCAGAAACATACATATTAAATAAAAAGAACAAAGCAAGGGAAGTAACAATAAAGATAAATTTAGATACGATAGAGTTTGAGAATAAATTAAATAGAATAGAAAAGAAGTTAGAGAGAATAAAGTCTTTAGAAGATACATTAAAGTTTAGTAAAGACTTTAATGAGGTTAAGAATATAACAATGAATAATAATGTAGATATAAAAGATATAATGAAGAGGTGTGTGGAAGCAGTAATGAACATGGAGACTTTACAGTAATGGCACAACGTAGTTTAAGGTCATGTAAACAACGCGGATGTAAGAACCTAACAAGAGATATAACAGGTTACTGCGAGGAACATATACACATATATGAAGAAAGAAAAACACAAAGAAATAAACACTATGATAAACGTGTAAGACATAACAAGGATAAAAGATATACTGCATTTTATCATAGTAAGGAATGGGAAAGCTTAAGAGAATATCTTCTAACACTATATAATGGGATAGATATATATGCTTACTATATAGATAATAAAATAGTCGTTGCTAATACAATACATCATATAGAAGAGATAAAAAATAATTGGGATAAAAGGTTAGATGTAGACAACCTATTTCCTTTATCAGATGTTACACATAATAAGATACACAGTCTCTATAGTAAGGATAAGAAGGGAACTCAAAGGCTTCTTGTAGAGCTACTAGAAAGATTTAGAAAACAATTTGGTATACCCCCCCTCCCTTAGAGAATTTAGCGTTCTTCTAAAAGACCGAGGGGGTAGATTCCCTCGTAAAAAATTCCCTAAATGAAAATTTGAGAAGAGGTGAAAATATGGAACGTACAATAATTGGTATAGATTTAGCAAAAGAAAATGATAAAACAGGATACATAAAAAATAATAAAGAAGCTAGTAATATCAACAATAGTTTAACACTAACAGAATTAAATTATTGCTTTAATAGCGCTATAAAAGAAGGTAGTAAATATATAGGTGTTTTAATACAAATTCAGGACAATAAATCGAATGAATTGATTATAAATAAGACAGAAAGTTTTGCAGAAAAGCAGGAATATTATAATAAAATTTATGATGAAAATTTAAATCATAAACATGCTAAGAAAATTAAAATTTTAAATTTTGGTCATTCTAATTGCTTTAAAAAGTTAGAAGAAATAATTAAATAATAAAGATACACTATTCTAGAAAGGAGGTAAGAAGAGTGGCAAGGCCAAGGCAACCTACAGATTTGCTTTTAGTAAAAGGTAAAAAACATTTAACTAAAGCTGAAATAGAAGATAGGAAAAGCAAAGAAGTTAAAGCTCCAAGTGATAAGGTCAAAGCACCTTCTTACTTGCCAGCTGATTTAAAAAAAGAATTTAATAAGATAGCCAAGGAACTAAAAGAGATTGGTATTATTACTAATCTTGATATAGATGCCTTGGCTCGTTTTATTATAGCAAAGAAAATGTATTTAGAGCTTACTAAACAGATACTTGAAAAACCAGAATTGATGATAGTGGATAAAGACATAGTAACAACACAGGATAAATTATTTAAACAATGCAGAGTGTCTGCAAGTGATTTGGGATTAACTATAAGTAGTAGGTGCAAGTTAGTTGTACCTAAAAAAGAGGACAAGAAGGAGCTAACAGAAGAGGAAAAACTTTTCGGTGGTAAAGTGTGAGTGAGTTTGCTCAACTATTTACTAGAATTTATAATTATTCTTTAGATATTGTAGAGAAAAAAATAAAAGCTTGTAAAAAACATAGGCAAGCTTGCCAAAGGTTCCTGGATGATTTAGAAAAAAGTAAAGAGGACGATTATCCTTTTTATTTTGATTATGAGGAACTTTATAACTTTTTTAAATGGTCTGGTATGTTTAAACATAGAGTTGGAATTCTTAAAGGTCAAAATATTGATCTTGTAGATTTTCAACTCTTTTTAATTGGGAACATATTTTGTTGGAAAGAGAAAGAAACAGGCTATAGAAGGTTTAGAAAAGTATATATTCAGCTTGCTAGAAAAAATGCAAAATCTCAATTGTTAGCATTAATAACTAGTTATGAGTGTTTCTTATCTGATGAACAACAGGAATGTTATATAAGTGGTTGGACTAAAAAACAATCTAAGATAGTTTACAAAGAAATGAAATTCCAACTAGAGGGTAATGACTTTTTAAAAGGTAAATGGAAAGAAAGTTATGGGGTTATTACACACTTAAGGAGTGGTTCTATTATAGAACCTTTATCCAAGGAAGCTAAAAATAATGGTGACGGCGATAACCCAAGCTTGGGAATATGTGACGAATATCATCAACATAAAACAGATGAAATATATGAATCTATTCTTTCTGGTATGGGCGCTAGAACAGAGCCACTTATGGTTATTATAACTACTGCAGGAGTGGATTTAAATAGTCCTTGTTATAAGGAATATCAATATGTTAGTAAAATACTTGATCCTAACTTAAAAGATATTACGAATGATGAATATTTTGTAATGATTTGTGAACTAGATTCTAAAGATGATATAAAAGATGAAAGTAATTGGATTAAAGCAAATCCTATTTTAGCCACATATCCTTTAGGTTTAAGAAAAATAAGAAGTGAATTAAAAGCAGCGCTTGATGCTCCTGAAAAGATGACTAAGTTTAAAACTAAGTATATGGATATTTGGGTAAATGCTAGAGAAAATGGCTACATGAACATGACAAAGTGGTCTGAATGTGAAAATAACAAATTATCTTTAGCAGATTTTGAAGGTGAGGAGTGTGTTGGAGGCTTAGACTTATCAACTAAGCTTGATTTGACTTCTATAGCTTTTGAATTTAAAAGGAATGGCAAGTATTATCCATTTCAGCACTCTTTTATACCACAGGAAGCCTATGATAGAAGATTAAACGAAGGTAAATATCCTTTTGATTTATGGAAAGAGCAAGGACATTTAACTGTAACACCAGGAGCAGTAATAGATTATGCTTTTGTTAAACAATGGATACAAGAACAGGAACAAAAATATAATTTAAAAATTAAAGAGATAGGGTATGACCCATACAATGCTACACAATTTGTACAGGAAATGGAGCAGGAAGGTTATGTGATGGTTGAAGTTAGACAAGGACCATTTACATTAAATGAACCTACTAAAGATTTTAGGGACCAGATATATGATAAAAAGTTAGAGCATAGTGGTGATGGACTTTTAACATGGGCAATAGGAAATGCGGTAACTAAACAAAATGCACAGGAATTTATAATGCTAGATAAAGCAAAATCCAGTGAAAAAATAGACCCTGCAGCTGCAGTAATAAATGCACATGTAAGAGGAATGGTTATATTAGATGATGGATCAGGAGATATATTTTATAGTCCAGATATATAGGAGGGAGGTGGAAAATTGGGAATATGGAATAAGATAAAAAGTTTAATTAAAGCACCATTCAAAACTAGTATTGTAAGAGATTATAGAGGAGGTTTTAGCTTTTTTAATACTGACTTAGCAACAAATGAAACTATATTCTCGGCAGTGTCATTATTAAGTAATACAATGGGTAGTTTGCCTCTTAAACTTTATAAAAATTATGAAATAACTAAACCAGGAGATAATGATTTATCTAGAATGATAGAATACAACCCTACTTCATATATGACTATGCTACAGTGGGTTAGATGCATGGAAACTTTAAAAAATACTAAGGGCAACTCATATGCTATAAAAGAATATGATTATATGCATCAACCTATAAAAATGCATATTTTAAACCCTGATTTCGTTACTCCTATAATAGAAAAAGGTACTAAGGAACTTTGGTATGAGATTAGGGATGAAGATGGTTTAATGTATGTGCATAATTCTCATATAATACATTTTAGCCACATTTCTGTTAATGGCTATAAAGGTATTAACCCATTAGATGTTTTAAGGAATACCATAGATTATGACAGAGAAATTAAAGAATTTAGTTTAAATCAGATGAAAAATGGATTAAAGGCAAATATAGTTATTAAATTAGCAGCTAAATTAAATAAAGATGCTATGAATGAGTATACAGAGATGATAGGAAGGTTTCAAAAGAATGGAATTTTATTTGTAGACCAGGGCAAAGAATTTCAAGAGTTAAAGAATAGTTCATTTATAGATCCTAAAGTTTTCGATGTAGAAAATATAACTATTGCTAGGGTAGCCAGGGTATATAATATACCACTTCATAAACTTTTAGCTGAAAAACAAGGTTATTCTAGTGCTGAACAAGCAGATTTGGAATATATAAAAGATACTATTTTACCTGTTATAAGGCAGTATGAAGAAGAATTAAATAAAAAATTGCTTACAGAACAACAAAGAAACGAGGGATACTCCTTTAAGTTTAATCTGAATGGTTTAGCCAGGGCAGATATGAAAACTAGGGGAGATTTTTATTTTAAAGGTATTAGGAGTGCTTGGTTTACACCTAATGAAATAAGAGCTTTGGAAGAAATGCAACCAATAAAAGGTGGGGATCAATTATTTGTATCAAGGGATTTGATTCCGATAGATAAAATTGATTTATTACTGAAAGGGGGTGAAAAGAATGGCAAATAAGAAATTTTGGGAGGTTAAAAACTCCTCAGAAAATGAAAACATAGGAGAAACTTATATCTATGGTGATATAGTGTCTTATAAATGGGATGATACTGATACAACTGCAAAAAGTTTTAAAGAAGACTTAGATAGCTTAGGAGACATTGACACTTTAAATATATATATTAATTCTCCAGGTGGGTCAGTGTTTCAAGGGACAGCAATCTACAACATAATTAAAAGACATAAAGCAAAAATAAATATTCATGTTGATGGAGTTGCAGCAAGTATCGCAAGCGTTATAGCAATGGCAGGCGATACTATTTTTATGCCTAAAAATAGCATGATGATGATCCATAATCCGTGGACATTTGCATGGGGGAATGCTAATGAACTAAGAAAACAAGCTGATGATTTAGATAAAATAAGAGAAAGCTTAATTGAAGCTTACTTAAGTAAAGCAGGCGATAAACTTAGTAGAGAAACACTAATAGAAATTATGGATAATGAGACATGGCTTACAGCTCAGGAATGTTATGATTATGGATTATGTGATGAATTAGTAGAGGAAAAAGAAATAGCAGCAAGTATTAATACAGAGCTATTCGCTAAATATAAAAATACTCCTAAGGAGCTATTAAATAAAAAAATAAAACAAAAAGAACCTATAAAAAATACTGAAAAAATAGAAAAAGATGAAGAAATAGAGGCTCTTATAGCAAGAGTAAATAATACTTTAAAATTTGAGGAGGAAAGAATATATGAATAGATATCAATTAGAACAAATGTTAGCAGGAATAGGCCAAGACTTAAAAGCAGCAAATGAAAAATTAACCTCTATGTATGCTGATGCAAAGACTACCTTAGAAGCAAGGAATGAGCAAAAAAATAATGTTAAGGATTTAGAAGAAAGATTTGCAGGAATAAAATCGCAGATAGAGGAAATGGACAGACAGGCAGAGGAAAAATTTAAAAATAAAAATATTACAGGAGATACAGAAAAAGAAAAAGTAGTTAATGCTAAGGCTGAATTAATTAGAGCAACAATGGCAAATAAGCCTGTGGGTGTAGAAATAAAAGCGGCTTTAGGAGATGGCAATAGTTCTGGTGGAGAAAAAATATTACCACGAACTATGACAAATGAATTATTACATGAACCTTTTGTTAAGAATCCACTAAGAGATGTTTCAGTATTTACGAATATTACAAATTTAGAGGTACCTAGAATTGATTTTACTCTAGATGATGATGAATTTATTAAAGATACCGAAACAGCTAAAGAACTGGGAGTTAAAACTCCCACAGTACAATTTGGCAGATATAAATTTAAAGTATTCTCTAGTTTATCTGAAACAATTTTAAGAGGTACTAATACTAATTTAGTACAAACTGTTGATGCCGCATTAGAAAGTGGATTAGCTGCTAAAGAGAAAAAAGTAGCATTTACTAAAACACCTAAGAGTGGAGAAGAACATATGTCTTTCTATAGCCAACAAAATAATATAAAAATAATAGAAGGTGAAAATTTATATAAAGCTATTAAAGGAGCCTTAGCAGATCTAGAGGACGATTACGCAGAAAATGCTACAATAAGCATGACTAGAAAAGACTATTATGATATTATAGAAACTTTAGCTAATGGGAATGCAACATTGTATGGGGCACAACCAGAACAGGTATTAGGAGCACCAGTTAAGTTCTGCGACAAAGCAGTTGATCCAGTTATCGGGGACTTTAGATATTCCCATTTTAACTACGACTTAGATATGCTATATGATAGAGATAAGAATGTTAGAACAGGCATGGAAGATTTCGTTCTAACAGCATGGATTGACCATCAAATCAAGCTAAAATCTGCGTTTAGAATAGCTAAGGTGAAAACTCCCTAGTGAGCCCCCAAAAGAAATGATGGGGGAAGAAAATACAGAACCCATAATATATGGTAAAGAAGAGTTAGAGACTATGACAGTAGAACAATTAAAAGTTATAGCTAAAGATAAAAATATAACAGGCTATTCCAGTATGAATAAAGCTGATTTAATAACAGCAATATTGACACCTTAGGGGGTCTTATTTTTATGGAATTAAATGAATTAAAAGAATACTTAAGGATAGATGGAGAAGATGAAAATATAACTTTATCTTCTCTTTTACTTGCAGCTAAATCATATATAAAAAATGGCACTGGACTAGAAGAAGACATGATAAAAAGTGATGAAATAAAAGAATTATATAATCTTTGTTTGAAAATACTTATAAGCCACTGGTACGAGAATAGAGTTATCGAAACTACAGGACCTAACTTCCATAAACTTAGTTTTAGCGTGGATTCCATTTTGATTCAGCTGGAAGCTGAATATTTAAAAATTAAAAGGAGTGAGATAGATGGATCCAGGCAAACTTAATAAAAAAATAAAATTTATAATTATGGATGATGGCACAGATGATGATGGATATCCTGTGAAGGAAGAAAAACTTATTCGAAAGTGTTCGGCAAATATAAAAGGTCTAAGAGGCAGAACATTCTACGCTGCAGCCCAAACACAAAGTGAAAATAGTAAGATATTCAAGTGTAGATACTTCAAAGGACTTACAGAAGACATGTTAATTAAATACAATAAAAAGCTTTATACTATTGAATCTATAAATGATATTGAAGAAAGGCATATTGAATATGAAATACATGCAAGCGTGGTGAGTTCTAGTGGCTAGTATGGAATTAGATGGTATGGACAACTTAATTAGAAAAGTAGAAGATATGGGGAAGGCTGGAACTAGGATAGAAAATAAAGCATTAAAAAAAGCTGGAGAATTAATTGTGGAAGAAGCTAAAAATAATGTGCCTGTTAAAACTGAAAAACTGAAAAAAGGATTAAAGGTAAGTGGTGTTCGTAAAAAAGGTGGAAATAAATTTGTTTTGGCAGGAATACAAAAAGGAGATAATTCTAAAATATTTTATGGAAAGTTTTTGGAGTTTGGTACAAGTAAAATGAAGGCGAGGCCATTTATGGGGCCTGCTTATGAAAGTAAGAAGAACGAAGCTAAGGAAGTGATAAAAGATGAACTACGAAGAGGATTAGGACTATGAGCATAAATAAATTAATAATAGATGCTTTAAAACCTCTAAACATTCCAGTGAATTTTCAAACTTATAAGGGGAAAGAAGAAACATATATAACTTTCTTCTGTTATAACGAGCAAGGAGAGTGTTTTGCGGATGATACAGAAATTGCTACAGGGCTTTATATGCAAGTAGATATATGGAGCAAGGTAAATGTAGAGAAACTTAAAACAAGCGTAATAGACTTGCTAAAACAAGCAGGTTTTAAAAGAAAAAATGGACAAGATTTATATGAATCCGACACTAAGATTTTTCACAAGTGTTTGAGGTTCTTTTATTATGTAGAAAATGAGGAGGAATAGATAATAATGGCTATTAAAGGATTACACGGGTTTCGTTATTGTGTTCTAGAAAAAGATGATGAAACAGAATTTGAATATGAAAAAGAAATTAAAAGATTGACAGGTGCTAGAAGTATAAAGGTTGATAATAAAGTAAATGATGCTAAGCTTTACGGGGATGACCAGCTTTTAGAAACTGCAAGTGCTATCGGCTCTATAGATGTAGATATTGATGTGGCAGACTTGACATTAGAACAACAAGCAGAGTTATTAGGATATAAATATGAAAATGGTGTCTTGATAGAGGATAAAGATTTTAATCCCCCATATATTGCCTTTGGCTTCATGGCACCTAAGTCTAGTGGTGGGAAAAGAATGGTTTGGTTACTAAAAGGGAAAATGCAACCTATGAGTGATGAGGCTAAAACCCAAGACGATAAGGTAGAATTTCAAACACAAAAGGCAAAGTTTGTATTTATGCCTAGAGTGAAAGATGGTAAGCATAAATTTAAAGCTGATACAAACATCACTGGAGCACCAACAGAGGAAGAATTTTTTAGTGTTGACTTCTTAAAAACAGGAAAGAAACCAGCAAAAGTAGGGGCTTAATGCTCTTGCTTATTTTTATTTAGGAGGGAATTAGAATGACAATAACATTATTAATAGATGGGAAAGAAAAAATTTTTAAAGCACCTTTCATAAGTACAAGAAGATTAAAAGAAACTTTGGCTTTAAGCGAAAAGATATACAATGGAATTACAGTTGAAACAATAGATGAAGTAGCGGAACATTTGGTTGAGATATATGGCGAGCAATTTACTATAGATGAGTTGTATGATGGTTTTCCAGCGAATGAATTTGCCAATAAAGCAATAGAAGATATGCAAAGGGTGTTAGGTAATATGGAGGATAAAATAAAAAACTAGCTAGTGGAGAAGAAGAAGGTAGTTCTCTTACTCCACAAGAATTTATTTTAGACTTATATAGCAATTTATTAGAGCAAGAATGGACTATGACTGATATAGATAATATGGATATATTCTATTACTTTGATGTATTAGCTTATAGGAATAAAACTAATAGTAAAACAGGCAAAAGAAAAGAAGAAGATATTTATATAGACCAGGTTAGTTGGTTATAGAGCTTAGATTAATTTCTAGGCTCTTTTTATTTTGCAAGAAAGGAGGTAAGTAAATGGCAGAAGATGTAGGAAGTTTGGTTGTCCGTGTGGCGATGGATAATTCAAATTTTCAACAAGGTATACAGAATTTGAATAGATCTATGAAAGTGATTCAAAGTGAATTTAAAAATGCAACTGCAGGATTAAAGGATCATGGTCAAGGTTTAGATGGGCTCAAATCTAAGCAAGAAATGCTTAGTAAAAGCATAGATGTGCAAAGTAAAATAGTACAACAATATAAAGATAAACTAAAAGAAAGTAAAGAAACTCTTTCTAAAAATGAAGAAGCGCAAACTAAATTAAAAGAAAAGATAGATAGCGCCAAAAAAGCTTATGAAGAAAGTAAACAAACTTTAGGAGAAAATAATACTAAAACTAAAGAACTGAAGCAAAATTATGAGCAATTAAGTTCTGAGTATACTAAGAATGAAGAAAAACTTAGAAATAATGTTAGGTCAATAGATAACTGGACTAATAAAGCTAATAATGCTGAAGCTAAATTAAAAAATCTTAAGAGTTCTTTATCTAGTACAAGCAAGGAAATAGATAAGCAAAGTAACAAATGGGTACAGGCTAGTAATAAATTAAAGGATAATTCTAAAAAATTTAAGGACGCTGGAAAAGAGATAACTGATGTAGGGAAAGGTATAAGTAAATTATCGCTTCCTATCGCAGCAGTTGGTATTGGAAGTGCAAAAGCGGCAATAGATTTTGAAAGTGCCTTCGCAGGAGTAAAAAAGACAGTAAACGGAACTAAAGAACAATTTGCGAATTTAGAAAAAGGCATAAGAGGTATGTCTAAGACATTACCAAGTAGTGCCAGTGATATAGCACATGTAGCAGAATCTGCAGGACAGTTAGGAATTAAAACAGATAATATATTAGGATTTACTAGAACTATTATAGATTTAGGAAATGCAACTAATTTAGTGGGAGAAGAAGGAGCATCACAGCTTGCTAAATTTGCAAATATAACAAGTATGTCTCAAAAGGATTTTGACAGGTTAGGAAGTACAATCGTTGCCTTAGGAAACAATATGGCGACAACAGAAGCTGATATTGTTTCTATGGGAATGAGGCTAGCAGGAGCAGGACATCAAGTAGGTATGTCAGAAGCACAAATAATGGGTTTGTCTGCAGCTTTAAGTTCTGTTGGTATAGAAGCTGAAGCTGGTGGAAGTGCAATGTCTAAAGTAATGGTAGAAATGCAACTAGCTACGGAAAAAGGTGGACAAAGTTTAGAAGATTTTGCTAAAGTGTCAGGAATGAGCGCAGAACAATTCCAAACAGCATTTAAACAAGATGCTACAAGTGCTTTAATAGCGTTTATGAAGGGTTTGTCAGAGTCAGAAAAGAAAGGTAATAGTGCAATTAAAGTTCTTGACGATATGGGTATTACAGAAGTAAGAATGAGAGATGCACTTTTAAGAGCAGCAGGTGCAGGGAATTTATTTAATGAATCTATAAATATAGGAAATACGGCATGGAAAGAAAATAACGCATTAGCCAATGAAGCTAATCAAAGATATGCTACTACGGAATCACAACTTAAAATTGCGAAAAATCAGATAGTAGATGCAGGTATAAGTATTGGTAATAATTTATTACCTGCATTAAGAGATGTCGCTGTAAAAGTTGCAGCAGTAACAGAAAAATTCTCCAATCTAAGCCCAGAAATGCAAAAAGGTATTGTTAAATTTGGTGCATTTGTAGCAATTACAGGCCCTGCTATAGTAGGTGTAGGAAAATTAGCAACTGGATTTGGAAGTATTTTAAGTGTTGGAAGTAAAGTGGCTGGAATAATAGGTAAGATAACACTTGCTACAAAAGGAGCAGAAGCAGCAACTACAACAGCAAGTGTAGCTGCAGGATTAGCTGGCAAAGGTATTACTGGGATGGGATTAGCTGTAAAAGCCGGAACATTACTATTGAATCCGTGGACATGGGCAATAGGAGGATCAATATATGCAGGAGTTAAATTATATAAACATCTACAAAAAGATGTGATACCAAGTGTAGACTTGTTTGCGGACAAGGTAAAAACAAGCTCTAGTGAGATGATGAATTATCATGTTGCATCTAAAGGTGTTGAAACTGCAAATGTTAAAATATCCAAATCAACTAAGCAAGCTGTTGGGGCTTACATGGATCTAGATAAAAAAGCAAGCAGTTCTATGTTAAATTTAGTAACAAATTCTGATAAATTTACTAAACAAGCAAAAGATAAAGTGCTGAAAAATTTTACTGATATGAGTAAAAAGTCTAGTAAGCTTTCCAATGAACAAAAAAACACCATGACAACCAATTTCAAAAAATTAGTTTCAGATACTGGAGTATTAACTAAGAAGAATAAGGATGAAATTATAAAGCAGTACTCATTAATGGTAAATGGAACCAAAGGCCTTAGCAAAAAGCAGAAGGATCAAACAATAAAAGACTTTGCCGACACTTTAAATAAAAGTACTGCAATTACAAAGGAACAGTCCACTAATTTACAGCAATTATATAAAGATATGGGAGATAAAGTAAAAAGTGGGTTAGACAAAAAGAAAACAGATGAATTAAAAAGCCAACAAGAATTTTTTAGCAGAAGTAACGTACTAACTACAACCGAGGAAGCTAAAATATTGCAAACAACCGCAACTAGTTGGGAAAACAAGAAAAAAACAATAGATGGATTACAAAATCAAATTAATTCAATCATTCAACATGCGACAAACCATCACAGACAAATAACAGAAGATGAAGCAAAAACAATAGATTCATTGCAAAATCAAATGAAAGAAAATGCAGTTAAAACATTAAGTGAATCTGAAGTAGAACAAAAGGTAATAATGGAACGGTTAAAAAACTACAATGGAAGAATAACAGCAGAACAAGCGAGCGAGGTTATAAAAAATGCTGAAAATCAAAGAAAAAGTACTGTAGATAAGGCTAATCAACAATATGACGGCGCTGTAAAAAATATAATTAAACTGCGAGATGAGAGTAAACTAATTACAAAAGATCAGGCCGACAAGATGTTGAAGGAAGCTGAAAGGCAGAGAAAAGAAAGTATTGATAAGGCAGAAAATCAAAAGAAGGAAGTAGTAAAAAAAATAACATCTATGAATAAAGATATTGGAGAAAGTGTAGACACTACTAGTGGAAATATGTTAACCACTTGGGATAAATTAAAAAAATGGTGGGATGGATGGAAGCCAGATTCTAAACAATTCAGCTATACATTAAGAGGAATTGAAAGAGAAGCTGTTCAGAAAAAAGAAGGTGGCAAAGCATATGCAACTGGTACAACTAATGCTGCTCGTGGCTGGAACTTAGTCGGGGAAGAAGGTCCCGAATTGCTTTGGTTTGATGGTGGAGAAACCGTTCTAAATAACAGAGACACTCTTAATTTGTTTAATAAATTAGATAATAAAATGGGATATAACACAGCTAAAGCATGGGGAGTTAATCTTTCAGAAGGTTTAGCAGATGGGATAAGTAGTACTAGAAAATTAGTACTTGACTCTATATTAGAAACAGCAAATGGAATAAATTTTAAAACACGAAAAGCACTTGGTATAAATTCTCCTTCAAGGGTCATGCAAGAACTGGGGAAATTTTCAAGTGAAGGTTTAGCCTTAGGTATATTGGAAAACAAAGATAAAGTAGAAAGCGCAGCTAATCTGGCAGCACAAGTTATAAAGGATGTTACAGAAAATAAGCTAGACGATATACAAGTAAAGGTAAATACAAATGATAAAGAAATAAAAGATAGAGTGGCAAGGCAGCTGAATTGGGGTGTTTATAATAAAGATGAATACCAGAAATATTTAAACTTTGTAAATAAACTTAATAAAGAAGAGGTGGAAAAAAGTAAAGAATTCCTCAAAGAAGACTATGAAAACAGAGTTAAAAGTGTAGAGGACAGACTTAGAATATTAAAGAATGAAAACTCAATAGAGCTGCAGACAGAAAAAGCTAGGGTAGATCAGGAAATAGCGTACTATCAAAATCTACAGAGGAATACTAAGGATAAAAACGCTAAAAAGAATTATGCTAATCAAATAGCTACCTTAAGGCAGTACCAAAAACAAGTCTTGAACACTACTAAAGCTAATCAGAAAGCACAGGTAGACAGCTTAGAGCGTTCAAAAAAGGCGCTTAAAGAATACTATGATGATGGAATTAAATTATTAGACAAGAGAGAGAAAGAAGTTAAAAAATCATTAAAGATGGAAGAAAACATCTTTAAAGACCTCATGATTACTTATGATACAGCAATTAAATCTCTAAAAGTTAAAACAGGAGATTTGATAAAAGATTTAGAGAACCAAGAGGCTATAGTTGTAGTACAGAGTAAAAAAGTAGAAGACTTAAGAAAGCGTTATGAGGATTTAGCGTATACTTTGGGAATAGCAGCAGAAGAAACAGTAAAAGCTAGAGAAGAATTTGAAAATGCTAGGGTAGAACTAGAAAATATGGCTAATGCAGTAAAGGATGCGGCTAAGAACTTGGAAGATTATATAGATAAGTTTAAGGAAGATATAGCTAACGCATTAAAAGCAAAATATGAAGATGAGCTAAAACTACAAGAGGAATCTATAAATAATCAAATTCAAAATTTGGAAAAGTGGAAAGACGAAAGCATAAAAAGAATAGATGATGTATATGACGCTAAAATAAAAGCTATAGAAGCACAGCTAGAGGAAGAAGAAAAAGCCGACAGAAATGCAGAAGAAATGAAGAAAATAAACTCCTTGAAGAGTGCTATTGATTTTGAACACAATGAGTTTAATAAAGCAGAAATGCAGCAAGAGCTTAATAATCTTCTTAAAGAAAGAGAGAAAAGATTACACAGAGAACAGTTAGAAGAACAGAAGAAAAAGCTAGAAAAAGAAAAAGAAGATAAGTTACAAAATATTAATTCTATATATGAAAGTAATAAGAAAAGCTTAGAAAAACAACTTGAAGATTATAGAGCTTTTTGTGAAAAGAGAACACAGGATGCAGTTCTGCAAGCGCAAGCTGAAAAAATGATTATGGATAATAACCAAAAGGAAATAGTAGAGCTATTGCACAGTTATAGTAAAGAATATGAGTACGCTGGGCAAACACTAGGACAAAAACTCGTTGATGGATTTAGTCCCAAAATTCAAGAAATTAAGGATATGATAGCAAGTATAACTGCTGAAATAAATGGAGCAAGGCAAAATGCTTTAGATTTAAGTAGAAGTGTTAGCAGCGTTACTACAAATAGTAGTGTAACTAATAATAGAAATAATACATTTAATGTATATGCCTCTAGCAATAATGGAGGTAGTAGAAGTATAGAAAGTGAATTAAGAAGTTTAGCTTTTTCTATGGCATAAGGAGGGAGGATTAGAGTTGCAAAAATTAATATATAGAAATTCTAAAGGACAAGAAGTAACTTTAAGTAACTCTCGTCCTTTTGTTTTGGAAAAAATGGAAAATGTAGCTAATACAGCAACTAGTATAAATACATCTATAAGTGCTGGACAAGATGGAGTTAGTATAGATAATATATCTATTAAAGAAAAATCATTACCTATAACAGGAGGAATAGTAGGTAATAATTTTGAGGATATAGATAGGAAAAGAGAATATTTAACAAGTGTATTTAACCCTAAGTTTCATGGAGAACTCATTTATACAAATAATGCAACTAGTAGAAAAATTAAAGGAAGGGTTCAGGATATAACTTTTCAAGATAAAGTGGGATCTATTCAAAAATTTTTAGTCCAGATTTTAGTTCCTAATCCATTTTGGGAGGATATATACACTAAGAAAGAGGAAGTTGCACTTTGGGTTGGTGATTTTGAATTCCCATTAGAAATACCACAAGATACAGGTATAGAAATGGGACATAGAGTTAGCAATCTAATTGTAAATATAAATAATACTGGAGCTGTTGAGTGCGGCATGAGGATACAATTTAAGGCATTAGCAACAGTAATAAATCCAAGTCTATTCAACATCAATACTAGAGAATTTATAAAAATTAATAAGACACTTAATGCAGGAGATGTTTTGGAATGTACCACAGAGTTTAGTAATAAAAGAATAGAAATGATTAGAAATAATGGTTCTAGAGAAAATGTCTTCAATTGGATTGATTTAGATTCAGAGTTCTTACAGCTAGAGCCAGGAGACAATCTTTTGAGATACAATGCAGATAGTGGCATAGATAATTTAGAAGTGGCCATATATTACACGCCATTATATTTGGGGGTGTAGATTATTAAGACAGTTAAAATATTAGATAAGAATATAAATTTATTAGGTGTTATAGATAATTATGAAAGTTTTTCTATAACTAGAAGGTTTTTTGAATGTGGAGAATTTGAATTTAAAATTAATTCTAATAAATTCCATACAGACAAGTTGGTTAAAAATAATTTACTTCTTTTAGGAAAAGATTATAACAAGGTGGGTCTAATATTACACAGGGAGTTTGTTTATGGAGAAGAAGGACAGGAAACAGAGACACTTCTAATAAAAGGTGTAATGCTTCAAGGATTAACTAAAAGAAGAATTATAATACCTAATACAGGACAAGAATTTGATAGCTGTATCGGGTATCAAGAAACTATAATGAAATATTTCATAAATAGAAACTGTGTTAATCCAATAGATTCAAATAGAAGAATAGATAATTTGATTATAGCAGTAGATAAAAAACGTGGTGAGGATGATAGATGGAGGGGAGCGTATGAAAATTTAGACGAGAAGTTAAAAGAAATAGGAGAATACAGTAAGCTTGGTTGGAACATTATGCTAGATCATAAGCAAAAAAAATTTATATTTGATGTGCTACAAGGGAGAGATTTAACAGTTAATCAAGATAGCAATCCCCCTGTTATTTTCAGAAACGATTTTAATAACATAAAGACTAGACATTATACGGAAAGCATTATTAATAGTAGAAATTCTATTTATATTGGAAATAAAGAAAAGCTAGTTTTGAACCTTGGTGATATAACTGGATTTGAAAGAATAGAAACATTTTTAGATAGCACATCAGAGGAAGTAGAGGATATAAAAAAAGAAGGTTTAGTTAAACTTGAAGAAATTAAGGAGCTAAAAACATTTGAACTAGAAATTAATCCAAATAGTACATTTGTGTATGAAAAAGATTATGATTTAGGGGATATAGTTACCATCCAGGATAAAAAATTAAAAGTAACTATGGACAGTAGAATTGTAGAAATACAGGAAGTATACGGCAATGATGGTATGAAACTTAAAGCTACTTTTGGTACAAGAATACCAAGCTTACTGGCTGTATTAAAAAGGATGGTGAAATAATGGAGAAGAGCTTTGTTTTCAATAGTGTAAATGGGGATAGGAGATATAAAGCAGAAGATTTTAGAGAATATTTTGCAAGTTTCATAAGCAATGGAGTGTTCCCTAATCCAAGCAATAATCTGCAAGTTATAGCTAATAATGATATGACTATAACAATTAAAGCCGGTAAGGGGTGGATTAATGGAGCAATTTATATTAACACAGATGATTATATTTTAAATATAGACGTAGCAGATGGTGTATTAAATAGAATAGATAAAGTTGTATTAAGAATGGATACAGCTGAAAGAAAAATATATTCTTATGTAAAAAAAGGACAATTTGCAAGTTCTCCAACCGCCCCAACACTTCAACGTGATGCAGATGCATATGAGATAGCATTAGCAGATGTGGCTGTTAATAAAGGTGCTATTAGTATTACACAGGCTAATATAACAGATCTAAGACTTGATAAAAACTTATGCGGCATAGTGCATGGAACTGTAGATCAAATAGATGTTACAACTCTATTTAATCAATACAGTACAAGGTTTAAAATAAAATCAGAAGAATTTGAAAAAGAATTTGAAGATTGGCTTAAAACTTTAAAGGATGTTTTAGGGGAGGATACAGCAGGTAATCTATTAAACTTAATAACTAAAAATACTGAAAGTATAAATAATATTAAGTCGGATTTGGCTGATATTACGAAGGATAGTTATCCAATAGTAGAAGCTACTGGAACTAATGCATATGTCGGATCTATTGATAAAATTACTAGTTTAAAAAAGGGAACTAGATTTACATTATTTATTGGTAATAATGCAACAGGAAACTGTACTATAAATATAAATAATTATGGTGCTAAAAATGTTAAAGATCCTTTCGGTAAAATAGTAAATAATTTAAAATCGAATATACCATACAATCTTTGCTACAATGGCGTGGATTTTATATTACAGGGTAAAGGAGGTGGTGGAAATCTTCAACCTAATCAAGCTTTAGCTGGATACACATTTACTAATGACAATGGTCCACAAGTTGGAGTAGGAGATCCTAACTTAAAGCCAGAAAATATATTAAATGGTAAAACTATATTCGGTGTTCAAGGGATTGTAAAACGTATAGAGGATATACCAGATTATTTATTAAATTCTCCAGGTGATACCCATGTTGCTGTAACAAAAGATTATATATGGACTAGAAAAGGATCGAAAAATGGAGCCGCATATGCTTTTGATATAAATGGTACCCTTAAAAAAACGGTTATACGTGGTGGTAGTGAGAATTTTTTTGCTGCTAGTGATTATCATATGCTATGGTGTTGGGATGGCTCAGTGTCTAATTTTTATTTGACTGATTTAGAAGGTTCAAAAATTACATCTATATTATCATCGGATTATTCTGATGTAGGAGCGATTAACTCGAGCACACGTCGCTTTTTTATAGTAACTGGGAGCTGGTTAAAAGTCTATAATTTCGATGGTACACTATTAGGTGAATCCTCAGTTACAAAAAATACTCAAATTATAGCGATAGTACCAACATCAAAAGGGGCATATTTTTGCACTGGTGGAGGTATTGCAATATTTGTTACAAATAGTGGGGAGCAAAAGGAAACAACATATGTATCAGCATTATTTTCAAACATATTTCAATAATGAAAATTTATAAAGGAGAAGTTCATTATGTTTTATTATAAACTAGTTAATGTTAGACAAGAAAACGGAGTATACGATTATAAGGAATTGGATATAGATTTATTTTATAAAGGTTATCAAGTATATCCATTTAATATGAGAGAAAATAATATGTGTTTAGTTGCAAGTTCTGAAAATATACCATCTAATGGCGATTTAGAACAATTAATAGAAAAAGAATATTTTCAATTAAAAAATATGATAGAAGAAGAAAATAATACGATTGTTTCAAAACAAGAATATAAAACGCAAGAAGAAAGAATAGAAAAATTAGAAGATGATATAACTGTTTTACAAAATAGTCTTGTGGAAGAACAATATAATGAATTAATGAAAGGGGTTAAATAAATATGTTATATGAAATATTAAAAAGTTTAATAGGAAAAAATGCTTTTGAAAAGGAGGATATGACAAATAAGCTAAATGTATTTTATACATTCAATCAATTGTCTGTAAAGGAATATGCGGAGCTCATAGGAGAAGTTGATCCAACTAAAAAAGAAGAAAGTCAAGAAACAGAAGTTACGCAATAGATAAATAAAGCGACACAATAAAATAATTTATAAAGGCAAAATAGTGGACCATATAGGTCTTTTTATTTTGCTCTTTTTTATAATTCCATTATTACCTCATATGTAATTATATGAAAAATTTGTTTACAAATTATAGGTAAATGTTATAATTATTATAGCATAAAATAAAACAAATTATATATATATATATGGATTATAGGGGAGAGCAATAATGTTAAATAAATTATATACACAAGCAGATTTTTTAAATTTAACAAGTGATGATATAAACAAAATAAAACAAGTATTGGATTTAGAAACTCCAGATGAAATAGATGATTATGAATATTTATATGAAAACATTAATATTTTAGAAGGAAATCCGGAAGCTAATGAAATTATTTCAGAAAAGCTTTTAGCTGGACAACTTTCTGTGAAATGGTTTAAATTCAAGTATGATAATGATTTTACGAAAGAAACATTAAGGAAAAGATTAGAAGTACAAGAACTAGGTTATAATGTTGATATACAACAAAGACTAAATTTGAATATAGAAAATGATATATTTAGTATAATTAAAAATGAGAATATATATACTATTAAGGTATTCATTTTAGATGGCTATAAAAGAATTACTAATGGTATACAATCAAGAAGAGAACCACTAGTTAAGAGTGTAATAATTAATATAGATATAGACAATTGTTGGGTAGAAATTAGAACTAATGAAGAAAGATGTAGAAAAATAAATAAAATTTTGGAGAAAAGATTAGGATTAAAAATTATAGATACAATTAGAATTTTAAATAAATATAATGATGACATAAATAAATTTAAAGATGATTTAATAGGTGGATTTTATTTAAAGTATAAAGCTGTTCCAAGTGAGGAAATAGATTTAACAGGGGAGGATGGAATTGCTATAGCAACTATAGTAAAAACAATTGATGAATATTTTAATGATAAAGATACTAAAAAACTATTAGATACTTTAAGCAATATGGACTATGATACCGAGGGATTATCTTTGAGTTCTATACTGTTAGCTGGAATTGATAATGTTGGAATGAAAATAAGAAATAATAGTGAAAAAGATGTAAGTGAGCAATCGCTCTATACAATTCTTAAAGATAATTTAATAGAGGATAGTAGTTATATTAGGTTTTCAGTAGTACCTAATGGAGCAGCGTATACTATGCAAGTGGGACTGAAAAGCAATAGTATAGTATTTAGAACCTCTGTTACAGAAAGAGTTATTTCTTATATAAGAAATAAAATATTGTAATTTTTAGGAAGTGAGTGAAAAGATATGGCTAAATTTAATGCTAATTCAGCTAAGATAGAAGATTATGTTGAAGAAATGGCTAAAAAATCTAGAATAAATTCATTTTACCCGCAAACTGTGAGCAGAAAACTAGCTATACCTATAGATATAGTTCTTATAGAATTATCAAAATTAAGCGAGGAAGGCAAAATAGATTTAAAATATCAAATTAGATGTTTAGATGATTTAAATACAATACAAGTTGTAGATGCATATGAAGATATACTAGATAAAGAGATTTGTTGTAATATCTGTGGAGAAAATATAAAAGTAACTTATAGTAATATATACCCTGTATTTTATGTAAATAAAGAATATAAAGAATACTTAAAAAAAAAATAAAGAAGAATACAAGAGCAAGAGGGGAATTAGATATATTAGGCAGTGACTTAAAGTCATTATATGAATTAGTTTATTCACATGAAAATGTGACTATAAATCTTTTTAGAGGTGGTAATGTGGATATTAAAGAAGCACAATTTAGTGTAAATCAAACTGTAGGTGGAAATAACTATGGAAGTATGAATGTAGCTAAGGAAAATATTAATTCTGTAAATATTGTAAATGAAAGTGATAAGGAAGAGTTAATTAGTATTATAAAATATTTAAAAACATTTGTTATGACTCAAGAGATAGATAAAGAAGAAAAAGAATCAGTCTTAGATGACCTAGATACAATAGAGGAACAGGTTACCAACAAAACGCCAAGGAGCATAAAAATAAAGAAGGCATATGATGGGGTTAAATCATTTATTGGTAAAATACCCGGAACTTTAGCAACAGGGACTTTAATTATAACAAAAGTAGAAGAGCTATATTCAAAATTAAAGCCTTTAATAGAAAATTAAAAACATATAAATATGATGAAGAACTTACTTTATGTAGGTTCTTTTTTATTGTAATTTTGGAGGTGTAATGTGGAATTAAAGGTCTGTGAAGAAAAGCATAAAAGGATAGAGGACAAAATTAATGTGCATGATATTAGACTTAATAATCATTCGGAAAGAATTGATAAAATAGAGCAGAATCAATCTAGAACGGATACCAAAATTGAAAATCTTTGTGATCAGTTAAAGCAATTAATAGGTATCATGAAATGGTATATAGGAGTATCGGTAGGAGCTTTAGTAAGCTTCTTTTTTTATGCAATCCAACACAATATTTTTAAATAGAAAGGTAGTGATTATATGGAATTTCTAAAACAGTTCTTACAGATAAAAAAGATAATAGCACTATTAACTACTATAGTATTTTGTATTTTAAGTACAAAAGGGAGTTTATCCAGTACAGAATTTTTGAGTGTATTTACATTAATAATAGGGTTTTATTTTGGACAAAGTTCAGCTAGACAGGCAGTAAAAGAAAGTAAAGAGCAGGAATAAACCTGTTCTTTTTTTATTAAATTTTTAGGAGGTAATTTTATGAGAGGTATAGACATTAGTATGCATAATAACAGTATTGATTTTGTACAAGTTAAAAATGCAGGTATTAATGTTGTTATTATAAAAGCTACAGAAGGAGTGCAATATATAGATCCACTTTTAGAAAAACACTATCAAGGTGCTAAAGCTCAAAATCTTAATATAGGTTTTTATCATTTTATGAGCGAAAAGACAAGTCCTGCTCAACAAGCTATAGATTTTTGGAACGCTATAAAAGGTAAACAGTTCAATGTAATCCCAACATTAGATATAGAAACCAATAATATGGGTAGAAGTGCTACACAAATTTCTAGCAGATGCATAGAATTCCTAGAGAAATTTAAAGCACTAAGTGGACTAAATTGCATGGTTTATACTGGTGGTTTCTTTGGTAGGGATAATTTAGATAATCGTGTTAAACAATATCCAGGATGGATAGCACATTACGGAGTTAACACACCTATGACAACAGGTTTTAACGTTGCCGGACACCAATATACGGAAGATGGCAGAGTTAATGGTATTAGTACCCGTGTAGATATGAATAATTTTACAGATAGAATATTTATAGGCTCTCAAAATACCATTCAAGAAACTAAAGAAATGAAAATACAAAAAATGCTTATTACAATAGGCTATCCTATAGGTGATAGTGGCATAGATGGAATTATAGGTAATGGAACTATTACAGCTATAAAAGCTTTCCAGAGAGATTGCAATTTAACTGTAACAGGTAGTGTGGACACTAAAACATGGAATAAATTAGAGCAAGAATATAATAAAAAATTAGGTATAAAACCAAATAATAAGGAGGAAAAGAAAGTGGAAAAACCAAAATATGATGATAAGACTATACCAACAGGGGAAAGTATATTTAAAATTCCAGGCACTAGTGGATACATAGAACAGGCTACAGACGGAAGATTGATAATACATAAGGATAGAGGAAATTATATAGCTATAGGTCAAGGATTTGTTGATTTATACTGGAATGATAACAAAGGCAATGGTGGGAATAAAAGATTAAGTAATTAATTTTTAAAGGTACTTCTATAATGGAAGTACCTCTTTTTTTATTGGAAAAATTATTATAATTTATATAAATATTTCATAAAAAGGTATTGATTTATTATACTGTGCATAGTATAATATAAGTATAGTAATTGATAAGGAGGTGAGTAAGTGATAGAAAGTATAGGAAAGCTAATAGCCCTAGTAATTTCACTCCTAACAATCCGTCAACTGAGTTTGCAGAACAACAAGACGGAGTTAGAAATAAAAAAACTAAGGCTAGAAATCAAAAGGTTAAAAGAGGGGGATTAAACCCCTCAACCTTTCCTATATTATATCACAAGTATATGAAAATATTAAATTATTTATTAATAATATCAATCACAATAATATTATTGTTGCTAATAAAACTGACTTATAATAAAAGGAAGAAAACTAAATTAGAATTAGAAAAACATGAAATTGAAAATAAAAAGGGTGATTATAATGGCAAAGAGTAACCAAACGGAAGCCAATAAAAAATGGTATGGCAAAAATAAAGAACACGCCAAATATTTAAATAAGAGATCACACACACGAAGTTTTATAAAAAATTTTGCAACTTTAGAAGATTTGGAAGAATTAAAGGATTTAATAGAACAAAGAGAAAGGAAATTGAAATGCGAAAGGGAATAAGATATTTAATAGTAGGCTTGTTAATTGGAGCTTGCACAAGATTCATCGGCATTGCAAAAGCCATTGAACCTTCAGAGGATAATTGCCCAGAGAATGGAGAATATATGTATTGCTTAGACCAAAATAGACCGCTATGGATATCCATATATGATGTACATCAAGAAGAAAAATTTATTTATTTCCGACAACCAAATTCAAATAAAATAATTAAATTAGCAGAATTAAAGTGAAAACAAAAAGGTAGTTTCCCAAGTGGAACTGCCTCTTTTCATATACACAAGATTTGTTGATTTATTTACAAATATAACATTTTTGGTATAATTAAGCTATATTACCAAGAGGGGGATTAAGGAAATGAAGAAAATACTATCTATATTAATAATAGCAATTTTAAGTATTGGATTAGTTGCTTGTGGTGGTTCTAAACAAACAACTAAGAATAAAGAAAAAAACAAAATCTATAATTCTGGAGAAGAAGCTCTTGTTAAAGATGAAAATGGAAAGGAAGTTTATTCATTAAAGATAAATGGTGTAAAAAAAGCTGATGATTTTGAATATAAAAAAGATTTTCCAGAGAGCAACAGAAAACAAATAATAGAAGTAGATTATAGCTATAAAAACATAGCTAAAGCTGATGAAAATAAATTAGAAATACATGGAGCAGATTTAAAAATTATGGATTCTACAGGTGCAATGGCTGAGGGTTCTGATATGTTTCCTAAACAAAAGCCACAAAAAACCCCAGTAGGAGCTAATTGTACCGTACAAGCTTATTACGGTTTGCAAAATACAAGCGATAAAGTAAGAATAGTATTTAGTAGTGACTCTTATAATACCACTATAGAATTTGAAGTACCAGTAAAATAATTATTATTTACAATATAAAAAACTCTAGAGGGTTAACCTTTAGAGTTTTTCATTTGACGTCAAAAATACGTCAAAAATAAAATGAAAATATAAGTATAATATAAAAAAAATATATTATAATATATACTGAAAAATATTGTTTCTTTATGTTTGATGAAAAATATAATTTTAAATATGAAACTAGTACAAATTTGTTAAATATTTGGGAAAGATACACTTAATATATAATAAGTGTTTAAATTCAAAGGATTGTTATTAAAACGGCAAAAATACGTCAAAAAATTTTTTCGATAATATTTGTTGCGTGTTCCATCATCTCATCCGTTACATGAGAATAAATTTTCATAGTCATTTCTATATCGTGCCCTAAAATATTTGCAGCAGTTTTAAAATCCATTCCGCTAGATATTAATTTTGTAGCATAAGTATGTCTTAACTCATGTATGCTTATATCATATCCAAGTTTTTTATATTCCCTTCGTATATTACTAGCACTTGAAATAGTGTTTTTATAGTTCACTATTCTGTTATCTATATTAACAACTTTTTTGTATGTTTTTAAATAAGTAAATATAATTTTAGGACATGGAACTTTTCTATAAGAGTTTTTGCTTTTTAATTCACCAAATCCTTGACCTATAGCTATATAATTTCCTCTATCCTTATGTATTATCAATCTTCCGTCTGTAGCCTGTTCTATGTATCCACTAGTGCCTGGAATTTTAAATATACTTTCCCCTGTTGGTATAGTCTTATCATCATATTTTGGTTTTTCCACTTTCTTTTCCTCCTTATTATTTGGTTTTATACCTAATTTTTTATTATATTCTTGCTCTAATTTATTCCATGTTTTAGTGTCCACACTACCTGTTACAGTTAAATTGCAATCTCTCTGGAAAGCTTTTATAGCTGTAATAGTTCCATTACCTATAATTCCATCTATGCCACTATCACCTATAGGATAGCCTATTGTAATAAGCATTTTTTGTATTTACATTAATAATAGGGTTTATTTTGGACAAAGTTCAGCTAGACAGGCAGTAAAAGAAAGTAAAGAGCAGGAATAAACCTGTTCTTTTTTTATTAAATTTTTAGGAGGTAATTTTATGAGAGGTATAGACATTAGTATGCATAACGGTTCTATAAATTTTGGAGCAGTAAAGAATAGTGGTATTAATGTGGTTATTATAAAGGCTACAGAAGGAGTACAGTATATAGACCCTTACTTGACTACACATTATAATGGAGCAAAAGCACAAGCACAAGGACTTAATATAGGTTTCTATCACTTCATGAGCGAAAAGACAAGTCCTACTCAACAGGCTGTAGATTTTTGGAATGCTATAAAAGGAAAACAATTTAATATCATTCCAACATTGGATATAGAAACAAATAATATGGGTAGAAATGCAAAACAAATTACAGATAGATGTATTGAATTTTTAAACAAATTTAAAGCACTTAGCGGTTTATCCTGTATGATTTATACAGGGGGTTACTTTGGACGTGATAATTTAGACAGCAGAATTAAAAGCTATCCTGGTTGGATAGCACATTACGGTGTTG